CTGCTGTTTGCAGTGGTCCGAGGTGACATAGTGCTCGGAACCAAACCTCTCCAGCATCTGCTGTTTACAGTGGTCCGAGGTGACATAGTGCTCGGAACCAAACCTCTCCAGCATGATTTCCTTGAAAGTGTCCGTGCAACAGAACCATTCGTGCCCGTACTTTTCCTTCATCTTTTGCAAAAATATTTCCGAGAGAAAGGGACGGGTCGCCCCCAGTGTTTTCATAAACGTCAGGCTTATCTTGTCCTGAATCTCCTTGGCTTGTAGGGGAAACTCGACGCCGTATTTGGCCTTGTGTGTCTTGCGTATTTTATCAAATATTTCTGGTAGGAGGAAAGCACGCAACTTGCCATATTTCTTTAGCGATGTCGCATCGGTTTTGGCGCGAATGTCGGGATTCTGTTGAGCGTACTCGACACCATGATTCTTGACCATCGTTTCTACAATCTTTTTCTTGATTTCCTCATTCTTGGAAGGATTGCTGACCCCATAGATTTTTTGAGAGGTTGCTTCGGCCCGTTCCCCCTTGCACCCCATGCAGAGTCGTCCTCTCAGTAAATCCTGGTACACGATGGTCGACTCTTTCCCGCATGCGCACCTGAAATCAAGCTTCTGTTTATTATTCTTGTAGTTTTCCTTTCGTGTCAATAGGACACACTGACGATCCTCGAAATTTTTCTTGAGCATGTCGTAATTCACCTTGTAAGGGTCGTTCTGACACTTGATGCAATGGGATTGTCGGTCCGGTTTTTTGAGATTCCTCAGGTCCGTCGACGACTCGTTCCCACACGTACAACGATAGTGCACGACCTTGCTATCCTTATTGGTGGGGTGCCTCTCGACCCGTAAAAATTCGAATCCCAATTTCTCGGTCGCCTCTCTTGCTTCCTCCGTCTTGAAAAGCATGGTGTTGCACTCTGTACAGAGTGACTTGACCTTGGTAATGTTTTTTGGCGCCGTTTTGTTGATAAAGGACGCCGCGGAGATGCTCGACTCATGACCCATGGGACAGCAGTAGTGAACCTGGTTATTTTCTTTGAACTCGCTTTCTGTAGCGAGCATTTTCAACTGAAAGCTTTCAAGCTTTTCACAAAAATTTTTGTAGCGCGACATTGTCATTATTCAATATCCAGTTCGATATAGAATGTGTTTTTCCATCATTTTTTTGTGTGTTGGAAATTGAAAATCTGTAAACCCCCCTTCCCCCTCCCCCTCTTAGAGCACGGGAAAACCGAGGGCACCTCCTGAGATACGGATAATATTGTTGTTCACCGCCGTTACGATAAACTGGAAGGTCTGGGCCCTCTGGTAGAGGGTGTTGTCGGGGCAGGTGGAGTTGTTCTGGAGAGCCGAGGCGATGAGGTTCTTGGGCTCGGCCACGTAGCGGGCTTCCACGGACGCGGTAGGAATGATGGAAACGTTGGTCAATTTGCCGTAATTGGTGCTTCCCATAGGATCCAGGCAGATGAAATCCAGAGAGTAGGAGTACATGTGGTATCCTGGAATGACGGGGATGACGGGGGCGGCGTAGTAGGGCTCGACCAGGGAGAAATAGTCGGATCCCATCTGGGCGAGACGCTGGGTGTTCTCGTAGATGAGGGAGGTCTCGCTGATGGGGTCGTTTCCTGGGAAATGCTGGTCAATGACGAGGGAGGAGTCGGCGGTGGAAGAACCGAGGGCGAGCGTCTCGCGGGTGGTGTAGTTGGACCAGTAGGATGGCACGGTGGTGTTGCGCACGCTGAAAAAGAGGACCTTGACGGCGTGGGAGAAACGAATGTCGTAGGACTGGTTGGGGTTCTGGAAAGGGTTGTAGGACTGGATGGGGGCGGTTTGCACCTGCTCAATGAGAATATCACGAGGGGCACAGGCCATGCGCTTCCTCTCGTCATTGCTGACAAGGGCGTAGTTGGCCCACACCTGTACGGAAGAGAGCTCGGGGAGGGTGGTACCAAAGTCGGCGAGGACGGGGACACGGGAGATGACAATGGACTCGTTGGTGTCGTTGTAGGTGATGAGGTCCCAAGACACGAGCAGCTCAAAGTAGTTGCGGAGAGAGAACTGAATACGCATGTCGTTGTAGGGAAGGGCGGCCGTGGGGAGGGCCACACCGCTGTCCCTGGCGTAGAAAAAGGGAAGGGGCAGGTTGAGGGTCTTGGCGGGGAGGACCTTGCGGGGGGTGATGAGGTCGTCGGTCATACCAATCATGTTGAGGTAGCCCACCTGCTTGCCAGCGGGGGTGGTGAAAGCGGACCAGAAATCGAGCTGGTAGTTATCGAAACGAGCAGCCACGAGGTCGTTGAAGGTGACCGCGGCCTCGCGGATCATGTTGTGAGCCACGTTGGGAGACCAGGACACGTAGGTGTCGATGGACACATCACGGCTGTCGCGGATGCTGTTGCAAGCGGGGACGGAGGTGATGGGTGGGAGGAGGAGACGTAGCCACGTGTACATGAGGTAATCACCGGCGCGGGAGATCTGGACGGACCACTCCTGACCGAAACCAGGAGTTCCGCTTGCACGAGAAAGAACGACGGGCACCTGCGTGAACCATGTTGATTTACGTGTGGCACGCACAAAGTAGGCGGTGGCATCTGGGCCTCCGTACATGTACTTCTCAAGCTCGTCAAAGGTAGCCAGGTCGATAAAACCCGAGGTGAGATTGGAAGTGACAATCGACATTTTTATTGAATTTTGTTTATACGTTCCAAGAAAAAAAAAAATTATTTTGAAAAAAAATTTTTTCAGAGAGCGGTTTAAGACTTTTTTTTTTTCCTACGATTTCGATCCTCACATTCCCATATCACCTTGTTTTGTTTTGGATGCCTCCTGACCACTTGGGTGAATCAAGTTCCTCGAAACAAAATAAAAGAAACGGTTTAAGGACAAGGTAAATAATATAAAAAAACAATGACAACAAAAACAATGACAACAAAAACAATGGTCCAAATCAACAAGGTAATCCATTGCCAGCTTCAACTGGAGGACGGAACCGATTTTACGATACCCATGAGAAACGATGGCTACATCTATGCAACCAAGCTTTGTCGTGTGGGTGGGAAAGAAATCAGTAATTGGCTTCGTTTAGCCGAGGTAAAAGAGTTAATCTCACGCTTAGAGGACAAAATGTCGATCCTCAGATGTGAGGAACGAAAAGAATTAGTGGAAATTGCAAAAGGAGGAAATATTTCCAAGTACCAACAAGGCACATGGGTGCACCCCGACCTCGGCATCCATCTTTCCCAATGGATCAATCCTGCCTTTGCCCTACAGGTTTCCAAATGGGTGCGTGAGCTTATTCTTACCGACGAGGTGAAATTGGGTCATGAAAAGTCCGAGGCCGAAATCAACAAGCATTACGAAGACATTATCCAGGATCTGCGCAACAAGGTGGATCGTTCCGAGAATGTCATTCTCAGCATGACGAATGAATGCCGATTTTTGTTGCAGAAATACAATAAAATCAATCATGCGCACCGCGCGTACCTTCGACGCAAGGAGTTGTATAAATTGAAAGAGGGACCTTGTGTGTACCTCATCAATATGATTGGTCTGACCGATCCTCTCGATACCACCTCTAAAATCAAGGTGGGGTGCACTGGAGACATTACGAATCGTGTATCGGGGTACCGCACCTCCAATCCTTTTTGCAAGCTCCTGTTTGTCGTGTATACACATGATCATACCATGGTGGAAAAATGTATGAAAATGACGTATCAAAAGAACTTGGAGCCCAACAACAGCGAGTTTATCACCGATGTTCCTTTTGCGGAGATACAAGCCAAACTGGAATCCATTCTACAGATGCTCCACGTGGGCCACACGGTGGAAAGCGCGGAGGAATTGGAAAAGTTTAACCAGCATAATGTACCCGAGGAGAAAGTGGACACCATCCCCGTCGACGACCACTACGACCATAACCTGAAACGGTGTGGTGGATTCGGGCACAAGGAAGAAGAGTCTCGGATGCTGCCACGGGAAGCGTTTTTCAAGAACAAGAGCACCTCGGATGGGTATGCACGCATCTGCAAAGAATGTTATTTGACGCTGCAGTACGGGGACAACCGCAAGAGAAAAAAAGTGGTGTCTATTCCTGATTTTGACGTCTCCACCCACAAGTGGTGTAATTTGTGTTCCAAGGTTCGTAATCAAACGGAATTTTATAACGACAAGATGACAAAAGATGGATTGGGGAGCAATTGCAAAGAATGCAAAGCCACACAGAAACGAGAGTATCTACAAAAGCTTAAAGGCAATGTGGAAAAGACATAAAATGAATTTTTTCCCAAATCTCCAGGTCATTTTCAATATTTCGACACCTCTTGTCCCACCATCCTCACAGCCACCACCACCCTCGACCTCGACAGCTTCCACAGAGACCACGACGTCGACAACGACGTCCGAATCCATTTCCAACACATCACCTACCGTGAGTCAGGTGATTCATCGTATTCTGCGTCCCAATGCACCGCTGGCTACGAGCAGCGACAGCGCCCAGACCGAGGACGTTCATTTATACGTCAATCTCGATGCCATGTATCCTCCCATTATGGGTCTCACCATGGAACAGATTCATGAAACGACCACGCTGCAGGTCATGGAAACGCAGAGTAGCGGTGCGGTGTTGTTGTGTACCATCTGCCAGAATCCCTGTGATGTGGGATCCATTGTTCAAACACTTCGACCATGTTCTCATTGTTTCCACCCCGTGTGTATCCAGCGGTGGCTGGTGCTTCAAAATTCGTGCCCCTTGTGCCGCACCATGCTCATTCCTACGAGTGGATGACAAAAAAAAAATGAATCAATCATTTCTTTTACTCGACAAAAGAGTAAGAAAAAAAAAAGCTGTTTCCATCCTCACCACTCACCCTTGTACCTTTACCACTATCCAAGATGGCTGATTATGAAGAAATGGACGATTATTCCGAGGGCTATTCGGAAGAGGAAACGCCTCGTTATACACGCCGTTATTATGAGGACGACGAAGAAGAATACGACGAGTACGAGGAATATGTATCCGAGATGCCGGTACGCCGACCCTCCTCGCATCGATTATCCCCACCCTCCCCACCACCACGACCATTTTCTCCTACACCCAAGTTTGTGGTGCTCAACGGACCCCCTGTCTTATTAGAGACTCCTCCTCTTTTCCACGAGGAGCCTTTGCCCGTGGTGGCGGCGGCACCACCCAAGCCCGCCTTTTCTTGGGGTGCACCCAAGGTTGTTCAAAAACCTATGGATATGAGCAATATATTTGCCGAGGAACGCGAGGCCAAGGAACGAGAGGCTGCGGAACAGGAAAGAAGGCGTCTACGTCAACAGCATCAATATCAGCAGCAGCAGTATCATCATCATCAAGATCCTTCTCGACGACGTTTCCGTGGAGGACCAAGTGGACCACCACCAAGAATGCCACAATCCAATGAACGTTTGCTCGTGAATCCCCGTGCGGACAATCGGAGGAAACCCCTTTCCTCCTCTTCCTCCTCCTCCTCTTTGGAAACCACCACCAACACCACCACCAACACCACCACGGTGCGTACCGAGCTCTTGTGCATCCATCCCAAGGGACACAATTCGTCCTGTAATCTAGCGCATACGTGCGAGGAGTGGACACCCAAGACCTGCAAGTACACCAAAGGATGCAATCGTGGCGACCAGTGTTCGTATTGGCACCGAGGGGTGGAGACGTCGCGGGAATACCTGATCCGCGCGCTTCGTCTCGATATTGTCTTTTTTAGAAAAAATAAGAACCAGTACATGAAAACCTACCGGTTGCCGTCCTCTTAAAAGAAAGAAATGTTGGATAGATTCCATGAAAATAAACTGTGGTAAAGATCAACCCTTGACGTTTTGTTCAAAAAATTTTTAATATTGCCTATCTACAGAGATTTGATTGAGCCTACATGACATTCAGTACCCTCTATATTTCCCGACCGACGGTGCTGTCCATCGTCTCCAACGGTGTCTCGTCCGACACCCTCGTCCACTTTATTTCACTGACCAGCGACATTCAGACCAGCGTCGCATACCTCAAACCCTATTCGGAACCGACCGCATACACCACCATTTTTTTTGAATGCAACGTGCTGAACCCGTCCTATTCGTTCCTGGCGGAATTCAATTGGCAAGCCAACGACCAGACGTGGAGGGGTGTCAATCCCATCCTTGTCAAGAACACAACCTACAGCATCGCCAACCTCAATTTGCAATCCATCATCTCCAACATTGTCGTCGTGCTGGAAACCATTTCCGCATCGACCGTTGTTAATAACGCCCAGCGCCGTGTCATCTACGTGGGCTACTGGTTGAACAACGCTGATATTCCGAGCCTCATCGATGCATGGAAAGCCGCCAACATAACACATATTCTTCTCGTCTTTATTACTCAAGAAAACTACACCCAGGAAATTTCCGATATTTACTCCATGACACAAGCCTTTTTTGGTTTGACTACTAAAAATCAGGATGACCTGTTGGACAATTTCGTTGTAGGTGTCTCGTACGGAGGCGCTGCCGCGATGCCCGTGCCCTATAGCAATACCTTTGACCTTCCCGACTCCAAGTACCGACCGACCTCCCAAGGGGGCAAAGGCGCAGAGGGCCTCGCCGCCGACCTTATTAAGCTCTGTGGCACCCGATTGAATGTCTATTATGATTTAGACATTGAAGGTATCTCACAGATTCCCGACAATTCTCCGACCACCGAATTCTTGGGCGCGGTGTGTCAAGCCCTCAAGGCCCAGAACCCCACGTGCGTCATTAGCCACGCACCCCAGACGCCGTACTTTGACCCGTCCTTTGGTTCTGTCTATGTCAATCTCTACACGACCTACGGCAAATACTTTGATTGGTACAATATCCAGTATTATAACAACGGGTCGAGCAACACGTACAATGAAATCTTTGTGAATTCCGACACCACAAGCTGGCCCGGAGTGGCCGTCCTCCAGCTTATTCAAGACAAGGGCATCGCACCGTCCTATATCGTTGTCGGAAAGCCGGTGAATGCGAGCGAGGGCAACGCTGGTGGGTTTGTGCCACTCCCGACTTTGGCCACTTACTTTAGCCAAGCATTCACCGACATCCAGCTTCAGTCGTGGGCAAAATCGACCGGTGGGTCGATGATATGGTATTATAATTCACAGGCACAGTCGGGTGCCGGCAATACGTTCCTGAATGATTATGTGAAAACGGTGTTCAACCCACAACCTGCAGCAACCGCCACGGTCGACAACCAGTCATTGCTGGATTTCATGTACACCATTTCCCAGCTCTAGCTCTTTCACAATTATACGTGTAAAAACCCACCATTGCACCGTTTTCCAAAACCTTGTTTTTTTTTGGAAAGAACGATAACAAAGAGGGTAGAGGAATCTACCCGTAGAAATCGGAAGCGTAGTTTTTTTGGGAGGAAATACTTTTCAGAAAACTATTCAGACGATTCGTTATTTGAATCCCAAAATAATTATTTGAAGAGGCTGGCGATTTCCAGAGGAAAGGAAAGACCAACATAGTCTGTCTACACCGTACGCGGTCAGGAGAGCGCCGGTGGTCCTCTCCCCCTTTGTAGCCGTTTCATCGATCCCGGTGCCGATTCCTCCGGCTACGGCTAAGGCTAGATTTGCCCGGTCACTGAAGGTCTTGACTGACTCTTGAAAGGCCGTGCCCTTTTCGAGGACATTCTCGGCGAGGGCCCCGGCGTTTCGCGCTCCCTCCAGGTCGGTGCCGAGTTTGAGTGCGTAAAGGTCGGTGACATAGTGGCGGACGAACCGTGCCTCGGTGGGGTCGTCTCCGTCCCATAGAAGGGGCAGTTCTCGACGGCGCATCTCGACATGAGTCCTGTGTTCTGGGTCTGGGGAAAAAAAAAAGGTGTTATGAAGAAATACGTCTTTACATCCAAGTTGATTGCCTGATAAGGCACATTTTTTCAAGATCCATTACTTTTTCGGCTTGACGACCCATTGTACATTCGCAAAGGACTTTTTCCCCAGATCTTTAGCGTCCACCGTGGATAGATAACTCATAAAATTCCTTCTCTCTTGTTCTGCGGAGGCGCTCATGTACTCCATTATTGTGCTCGTTGACAAGGGGCGGGACGGCGACAGCCCGGCGTACCTCTCAAAGAAGATATCGAAGCGCTCCAGAGACTGACGGTAAACGAGACCGGTAGAATTATCTTTTTTTAATTCGCTCATTTGTTGAAAGAGCACCCGTAAGTGAGAAAGATAGGTGCTATCGAGAGGGGCGACGCCCTCGGCGGATAGACCTACCCTGTTGATGCTTTGCATGCGTCGAAGAATAGACAAGGAGTGAAGCGAACTGACCGCCTCATCCAGTGAATCGTTGAATTCTACCGCGCCGTGAAACTTGAGGATATGGAGCTTATTGAGGACGTTTTCCATGAAATGGTCCATGTCCAATTCGGGTTGCAATGAAGATTTGTTGCGCAGACCCCCTGATTCTACCATCCACCTCATAATCTCTGTTTTTTTTTCTTCGATCGCTGCGCGCCCCAATTGATACCCCCTAAACAATTGTTCGTGGTCGTAGTCAGGGGCAAAGATTTGCTGCCACGCGTCACCGGGAGCCAGGAGGGCGCGCTGATGCTCTGTGAGGAGACCACCCAGAGGATGCGAATCAGGACGCTTTGACAATTTCATGCCGGCGAGTTTGGACAAGGGAGGTTCCGTTCTGGCGAGAGGAGCCGCCCCTCCACCACTTCCTCCACCACCTGCCGACGCGGCACCCCCGTAAGCGCCTTTTTTGGCGAGAGGAGCCGCCCCTCCACCACCTCCTCCACCACCTGCCGACGCGGCGCCTTTTTTGGCGAGAGGAGCGGCCGTGGTTTCTCCCAAGGCTCTCGTTTCTGCACCGCCCTCCAAAGAACTCACGGTGGTGGCAGCGCCCTCCAAAGAACTCACGGTGGTGGCAGCTTTGGCGAGTGGGGCCGCACCCTTGAACAGAGAGGCACCGGCGCCTGCGGTGCCCCATGCGACACCGGTTCCCAAGGTAGCGATTGTGGGGATCAAAAAGGCGGCCCATCCGAACGCCGAGTGGGGCACCAAATGTCGTAGAAAAGACTTGGATTTCATTTTTTACAAGAAAAAAAAAATCACCTAATCTACAAGAAATGTTGTGAGCTGGTATCTCGATATAAGAATGCATGTAAAAACATCAGGTTCTCATTTGTAAGTGAGGAACGCCGAAAGTATCTGTGTGACACCTATGAGAGGGAGAAACGAAAACGTGTTTCGACTTGCGTCCCAGGGTGGGTGAATTCACACACACACCAGCTCGAAATGGGTCTCGAACCCACGACCTTTCGCTTACGAAGCGAACGCTCTACCGCTGAGCTATTCGAGCATTTTTTAATCCTTTTTTTATAATCTTTAAATAATTAAAAAAATAAAATGGATTGTTTGATCGAGAGTAGGGAGCTATTGAACCATGTCGACACGCTTTTTTTTGGGGATTCGTATGCGTGTATGCTGGAACCCCCTCCTCGGAGCATGTACGTCGTTTCCTATCCCGGGATTCCCCTCCAATCCATCACCCGTAATTGTCAGATGCTCCGGTTTCCCACGTCCAAGCTCCAAACGCTCGTCTTTTGGATGGGAAACGCAGAGTTGCAGCACACGTTTTATCATGATTTATTCCAAGACTTTCCCAAGGATCCCGATGCGTATCGACGCTTTGTGGACGTGTACCTGAAAAAATCCGTCGCGGCCTATCTGCGGTTTTTACAGACGGTGGCCAAGCTCGAGCCCACCTCCAAGATGGTGGTGATTCTGCTCAATTATTCTCCGGTGGAGGCCCGAGAAATGCAAACGATTGTGCCCGTCAAGAATAGGAGATTGTATCCCCGTGAGATGGTGAATTTTATTTTTGACAATGCTACGCGGTTCCATCTCGTGGATGCCTTTAATACGTTCTTGGTGAATGCCATCCGCTCCAAGTTTACTCCCCAACGTCTCCGTCTTTTGGATGTGAATCCGCTGATTTTCAATCCCAAGACACGAAAAGTGGATTCCGAATTTGTGCTCCACCCCAAGGATATTCATTTGGCGGATCCTCACCGCAAATTGTACCGCTACCTGGTCCGCACTCTGGGTCTATAATTTTTATTTTGTGTGCATAAAAAAACATGGTTCAGAAAAAAACCGATACCCCTTTGAAAAAAAAAAATGTATTACAAAATCTAATTCCTCACTCGAAACTTGGATGGGCACTCACATTGGCTCCCATGATATTGGGAGCTTTTGGAGGCTTGGGTATGGTGGCTGAAGAAATAGGTGCTGCGGGTGGTGGTGGTGGTGGAGGAGCGGTAGCGGTAGGTGAATTTACAATGGGAAAAGCACCACCTGTTAGACCTTTTAGAAAAGAGTTTCAGGTAGCTTTACAACAATTCCAATCTTCCAAACAGAAATTTGCACATGACTATCACCTGAAAGTAGTTAGAATAGTAAGAAAAAAGTTTCCAGGGAATTTAAAAGCTCAACTGGATTATTTGGAAGAGAATGGTTTTATAGAGTTCAATCCAACAACGACATGCAAACAGATTACAACAAGACAACAGGCCGAACAAAGAATACAACAGGTGAACGCGCGAATATCTGCACATTATGAACGATCAATAGAATATAACAAAGCACACCCAAGATCACTTAAAAAACAAAAACATGTACATCCAGCACAACTTGAGATTGACAAATTACGACAACAAACAAAGGGTGGTGAATTCACCGAGGAGCAACGAAAGAGATACGATTTCTTGAAAAAGGAAAGAGAAAAACAAGTACAAGAGTATAAAATAAAGAAATTACAAAAAGCAGAGGGAGGTGGAGGTAGTTTACAAAAAGCAACTGGAGCAGCAGAAGAAGGATTAGCAAGACCTCCCTCTCCTTTAAGCAAGCAAATAGAGGGTGGAGGAGCTTCCTTAGCTGCGGGTGGTGGTGCTTCTGGAGAGGATACTTTCGGTGGTGACCATTCTCTCAGTAGTTTATTTCTCGATTTGTTCAGTGACGATTTGTAATATTCTCTAGAAAACTCCCGCTACGTTAGTTTATAATTAAAATGAACAAATTGAATATTGTTTTTCCTTTTTATTGGACAATAGTATATTCACTTTAATCACAATTTCTAACCCGTGTGAGCTCCACGGTGAATATCTACGCTATTTCAAAATAGACATCCATTTCAAGGTAGACATCCATTTCAGGAGAATGTTTCTTGCTCCATTCACGTCTCGATCGATTTTTATTTTATCCACAGAATAAAAAAACATGGTTCAGAAAAAAACCGATACCCCTTTGAAAAAAAAAAATGTTTTACAAAATCTAATTCCTCACTCGAAACTTGGATGGGCACTCACATTGGCTCCCATGATATTGGGAGCTTTTGGAGGCTTGGGTATGGTGGCTGAAGAAATAGGTGCTGCGGGTGGAGGAGGAGGTGGTGGAGCGGTAGCGGAAGACCCCTTGAAAAAACTTGCCACCTTGGCAAGTTTAAAACCTCTTGAAAAACCTCTTGAAAAGCAAGCAGCAGTAGGTGGTGAATTTACAATGGGAAAAGCACCTCCTGTTAGACCTGTTTTTAGAAAAGACTTTCAGGTAGCTTTTCAACAATTCCAATCCTCTAAACATAAAACTACAAAAGACTATCACCAGAAAGTAGTTCGAATATTAAGAAAAAAGTTTCCAGGGGATTTAGAAGCTCAACTGGATTATTTGGAAGAGAATGGTTTTGCAGAGTTCAATCCAACAACGACATGCATACAGATTACAACAAGAGAACAGGCCACACAAAAAATACAACAGATAAACAAACGAATACAAGCAATAGATGATCAAGCAAGAAAATATATGAAACGAAATCCGGGCATGGTGACAGCAGCGAATGCCGGCAGACATAGAGGTGACGCACAACGTAGAATTGAAAGATTTGTAAGACAAATAGACGGTGAATTCACCGAGGAGCAACAGGCGATATACGATTCATTGGTAAGAGAAAGAGAAGAAGAAGTAAAAGAGTATAAAATAAATAAATTATTATTAAAACAAAATGGTAGTCTACAAAAAACAACTGGGGCAGCAGCAGAAGGAGGTGGAGGTAGTCTACAAAAAACAACTGGGGCAGAAGCAGAAAGAGGTGGATTAGCAAGACGGCCCTCTCCTTTAGGCAAGCAAGCAGAAGGAGGTGGATTAGCAAGACGGCCCTCTCCTTTAGGCAAGCAAGCAGAGGGAGGAGGAGCTTCTGAAGAGGATCCGCATCGTTTCGATGAGGAATGGTATATGTCGTCCGACGACGATTTGTAATATTCTCTAGAAAACCCCCTTTGAAAAAAAAAAAACAAGAACACAATCTACCTATGTGGAACATATTTTTTTTTATCCACAGAATAAAAAAAACAGACATGCATACCACCTCGACCAATGCCATGGGCCTGATTGGTGGAATTTTGGTTACCGGTTCCCTCATCCCTCAAGTCGTCAAGGTGTATTGGACGCATTCTGCGGGAGATTTGTCGACGTGGACCTTTGCGCTGTTTGCATTAGGCGAGGCGTTTTGGTGCTATTATGCGGGCGACCGCAGTGATTGGATTCTGTTGACGTTCAAGATTCTCAGTGGATTATTGGCCGCCATGATTCTCTTGGGGATCGTGCTGTACTCGAAAAAAAAAAATGAATTCATTTAAAAACTCCATCTCCAATTTTTAACGAGATGAAAAAGCCCGTCTTTGTGTTGAAAAATATAAAGCCTCAAGAGATTGATGAACGGTACAACCTGGTGGTGTACAAAAAGACGGAAACCGAAGCCGAAACCGAAACGGGTCGAACCCGAATCACCGATCTTCCTCTATCGGACAAGGAAGAAATGACGCATTTTTCGTTTTTGGATGAATCGAAAAAGGACCATCAATGTGTCGTGACGATGAAATCGTTTCTGACGAATGAGGATTTTCCACCTTCGACGATTCTCCACTGTTTTTGGTGTCGACACAGTTTCACGTTCCGACCCATTGGATGTCCGATTGATTTTATCTCGGACCGCATGACCAAGACCTATCACTCGGAAATCACCAAGGATGTGTATACCCTCCGTGAGAATGTCACCTTGACACAGCGGGACCAGGTCGGCGACGAAATCCGGGAACAACAGGAGAAGGATGCGTACCGCATCAAGAATGATTACAAGATTCAGGATCGTAATTATTATCTCATGGACGGCTTGTTTTGTTCGTTCAATTGCTGCCTGGCCTTTATCAAGAATCATTCACGGAATCCCTTGTATGTGCACAGTGAAAATTATCTCCTCAAGATTTATTTTGATATTTTTGGCCCGGATTCCGCTCCTCTGGTGGCGGCACCGAGTTGGAGGTTGTTGAAAGATTATGGCGGCCACATGACGATTGAGGAATTCCGTAGAAATTTTTACAAGGTGGATTATTTTAGTGTGGATAATATGATTGTCCCTTTTCCCAATTCCAAACCGGTCGGATTTTTGTTTGAGAAACAAGTAAAATTATAATTTAACAACTGAAAAAAATAGGAAACAAAAGAATGCCTTCGATTCCGAAACGGGTTCATGTTGTCAAGATCCCCAAATCATCTTCTTCAGACTCTTCTTCTTTTCCGCAAAAGGTGATGCCCGAGTTTGACCGCATGCCTCGGATGTATCTGGAATTGTTGGAAAATAAGGATAAAATTCGTCCTCACCTTGTGAACAAGGAATATGACCCCGAGGAAGCCAGTTCCGTGTATAGTTTTGATCTCCAACCCACCACCGCCCAAGAAAGGTCCCTTCCCATGATGGACAAGATTGAGGAAAACAAGGATGATGTTTCCTTGTCGTCTTCCGTATCGGATCAGGAAAACGACGACAAGGAGGATTCCGAACAGGAATTGGGGGAGGAAGAGGACGAGGAGAGTCGTGGTAGTGAACAAGGTTCGGAAAAAAATTCCAAAGGTTCGTTGAAATCCGACGATCAGGTATCGTCGGTGGCCTCGGAATCGGTCCTTTCTAGAGCGGGAACGGAAGAACGTTCTCACCGATCGTCCGTGTCTTCGTCTCGATCGTTGCGTCCACCTCTTACCTCGAAAGAAGAAGAGGTGAAGAATCGTACCAAGGAAAAACTCAAGCAGCTCTTGTTTTCCGAAGAACGCCAGGTACCCACGCTGGCCGAGTTGAAAAAGAGGGGAGAGGTGAAACAATCCGGTGTCATTGCCGATCTCGGTCGGATGGATGGGGAACGGTTGGAAGAGGAAGATGAGCTGAAACGCGAGCTCTTGTTCAAATTTGAATTGTTGAAAAAATCGTACAAACATGTCCACGTGCCTGAATTTACCATGCATTCGGATTACCGCAACATGAATCAGACGTATGAAAACACGCTTCGTCAGGTATCGTTGGATTCCAATGTAGAGAGCTACAAGAGTCTCTTGGTGGGTGGATTCATGCTCCTCGAATTTATTCTAGGATTTTGGTTGAAATTCGACATGTCGGGATTCACACAGCAACAAATTCTCAATATGAACCAGTATGAGCGGTTGTTGATTGAGCTCGGTGAAAAGTCCTACGTTCCCGGTGGCAGCCAATGGCCGGTCGAGATCCGTCTTCTTGGACTCATTATTATGAACGCCATTATTTTCATTATCAGCAAGATGATTTTGAAAAAGACGGGGAGCAATCTCGTAGGGCTCATGAACAGTGTGAATACTGTCATGGGTGCTTCCCATACCAAGCCCAAGCGGAAAATGCGGGGTCCCAATGTCGATCTCGATGCAATCCCCGAAGTGGGTGGGGAAAGAGATGGTGGTGGTGGCGACGGGGACGAATCGGACTAGCGGCGGCGGAGATTGTGGAACAAGACATCTTTTTTGATAAAATAGGTGGCATAGTATATTTCGTCGTGGTTGAAAAGGTCGGGACGGATCCTTTGAAAAAGATGGCAAAAGACGGGAAAGATATTATCGTACGATAGCTGGTGTCGAAAAGAAGTATGGAGATCCAGAAACTGGACGACCTGAAAAATGAATTCCGAGATGCTGGAAGTGGATTTCATGGATTCATAAATGCGTGCATGGCAAAGATCATGGACCATGCTCTTATGAATCTTTTCCGCCAATTCTTTCGACATGATGTATGTATTCTCTACCTCAAGGCAATATAAAATATTTTCATTTTCCACCCTATCCAGTTTTAAAAATTTTTTTTTTTTAAATAAGAAATGAAAATGAAAACTATTCTATTCCTAAAAACACGTATCCTTCAATCGAAGCGTTTGCTGCAAAAAGTCGTCCTCCAGGTGAACAAATACGGCCAGGCCCTTCTCCAGTACCAGTCCGAACAGCAGCAGCAGCAACAGCAGCAGCAACAGCAAAAGAAACGTCCCTCCAAGCTCTCTCGTCCCCAGTATTCCCAGGAGGGAGGAGGGGTCCGGGGGTTGAATGCACAGCAGGATGCCAAGGCGATTGATAAAATCAATCGTCTGGCTTCACGGATAACGGTGATTTTGGATGAGATGATGATTCTTGTCAAGAGCAAGCAGCTGGACATGATTTATAGCAAGATGGGCGCCATTCTGTATTACCTCGACTTTATCCTGGATCCTTTTCTTAGTTCGACGTCGGTCATGGAGTTTAATACGTGGTCCATGGTTCCCGTCAAGATGATTACCACCAATCCGCTCCGAGACACCATGATGGCCACCTCCCTGAGCACCATGATTTCCATGGTGGCGCAGAATAAAAAGAGAGTATCCCCTCCCAAGAACCCCTTCTACCTGCTCAAGGGACAACCTGCACAGACCATGATGCAGGCAGTATCCTCTGCTCCTCGGACCAGCACAAGTTTTGATTTGGCCGACATGCTTCCTACGAGGAAACGTGCCAGACAATTCTAATCCTAAAAAGCCATCTAAGGGCAAAACAAGGAAGAAAATAAAACCAACATGCTTTTTCCATCTTGTAAAATGATAATGTGCCTGCTACTAGTACCGGTCGTGATGGTAGTGTCGTGGCATCCCGGATCCTGGTCTACACGGTTTCCGTACCAGATGCCGGAATATCCTGATTTGCTTCGCCTGGAAAAAGTGGCCGACACGTTATCGAAAAAAGCACCCCTTATTTTTGCGGGTGAGGCCGACGAGTTGAAACACAAGCTCGCCGAGGTGAGTGTGGGTCGGCGTTTTCTCATTACAGGGGGCGACTGTGCGGAAACGTTTCAAGATTTTACTCCTACCAAGATTCGAGAGGATTTGCAGCTGCTCATGCAAATGTCCCTTGTCTGTTCTTTTGCCGCGGGTGTCCCCGCGCTTCAGATTGGGAGGATGGCGGGTCAGTTTGCCAAGCCGAGGAGTGCACCCATGGAAACCATTGGAGACCGGTCCTACCCCGTGTATCGTGGGGATATTATCAATGATGTGGACATTCGACAACGAGAAGCCGATCCGGAACGCATGCTCCATGCGTACCATCAATCCACCCAGACACTAAATCTTCTCCGCGCGTTTATCCAGGGGGGATATACCCGGATTGATCAGATTCAGGATTGGAAAATGGATGAAAGTACGGGAGAAACGATGCAAAGAATCCGTGAATCCCTAGCTTTTTTCAAGACGTTTCGAAACGCGGGAGATTTTCGTCTGGATCATTTTTACACCGGCCACGAGTGCCTCTTGCTGCCGTACGAGGAGAGTCTCACCCGTTTGGATACACGGACCCAACAATATTATGATTGTTCCACGCATTTCTTGTGGTTGGGTGAAAGAACAAGAAAACTGGATGGAGCGCAGACCGAGTTTTTACGTGGGGTGCAGAATCCCATTGGGATCAAGGTGTCGGACCAGTGGGACAAGGAGGAAATGAGGGCACTCTTGGATCTTTTGGATCCCCGTCGTGAACCGGGTAAAATCACGCTGATTGTACGCATGGGTGCGGATCGGATCCTGGAAAGTTTTCCACCGCTTCTTCGAGCGGTTCGGGAAATGAATCGTACCGTGGTCTGGTGTTGTGATCCCATGCATGCCAATACCTTTACCCTCCACGGAAAAAAGACGAGAAATTACGAGGATATCAAGCGGGAAATCCATCTTTTTTTCCAAATCCATGAATCCATGGGGACCATCCCGGGGGGCATTCATTTGGAGATGACCAACCGCAATGTGACGGAATGTATCGGAGGAAAAAGGGAGGCGGTAGGTCCCCAAGATCTGGACCATTCTTATGAAACCAAGTGTGATCCACGACTGAATGGACTCCAGGCGCTGGACATGGCTTTTATAGTGGGGGATAAATTAAGGCAGCGACGCCAGCCACACCAATAAATGCTTTTTTTTTTAATCTAATAAATTTCCTTTTTCCTGTTAAAAAAGAAAATCTGTTCTCCATGGATCCCGTGCTACAACCGTCCGCCATGACCAAAACACTTTATCCACATCAATTACACGCCGTGGCGCTTATGGAAAAAAGAGAAAAGGAAAAAACCATTGTCTCGGACAATTTTTGCGTGTCCACCAATGTGAGTATTTTGGGCGATCTGGCCGGGTACGGCAAGACCGTGGCTCTGGTGGCGCTGATTCTCCGTGATAAGATGGACTGGGATCTTCGAGAACCCTATGTCGTTTCCAATATTTCCAACATGTACGGCAATGGGAGCATCATCAAAAAATCTCTGCTCCGTTTCCAGCGGATCGACACCACCCTCATTGTGGCCAGCACGTCGATCCTCAAACAATGGAGCGAGGAGATTCGATCCACCCCTCTGACCCATGTCATTATGACGACGCGCAAAAAATTGGACAGCCTGGAACCTACGCTGTACGATATTGTCCTGTGCAGCCCCAGTCTCTACAATTATTTGGTGAATAAATATCCCAATTATGCGTGGAAACGCTTTATTTATGACGAACCCACCCAGACCAAGATTCCCGCCATGCGATGCATCGTGTCGGGTTTTATTTGGTTTGTATCGGCCACACCGGCACAGCTTCTCTATCAGAATCACAACAATCACAATTTTCTACAGAGCCTGTTTTCCAATTGCATGGACTATCACATTTTCCAAAACCTCATTGTCAAGAATGACGATGATTTTGTTCGAAAATCCTTTACACTGCCTCCCCTGTATCATTCTTATCATCACTGCTACCAACCGCTTTACAATGTCGTACAAAACATTCTCTCGGCACCTATTTGCAACATGATTGATGCGGGCAACATTGAAAAGGCTGTCCGGCATTTGGGAGGATCCACCACCTCCAATATTTTTACCCTCATCAAGAATGAAAAAGAAGAACTCTTGCGCGAAGCCGAGTACAAGATGGATAAATTCAACCGCCTTCACGATCATGTTCGGGTGCAGAAATGGACAGAGAAAAAAGCATGGCTCGAAAAGGAGCTCGCTGAATTGGAACGGCGGTACAAGGATTTTATCCTCAACGAAACATGCCAAATCTGTCTTTTCCGTATTGACCAGCCCACCCTGGTCTCGTGCTGTCAAAACGCGTATTGTGGAAAATGCATCTTCAAGTGGCTCCAACAAAAAAATTCGTGCCCTAATTGCAGGACCATGGTCACCACCGACATGATCCTCTATCTCACGTCGGAAAGCGGTACCACCACCCACACTCACGTTTCCGTTTCCCCATCCACACCACCTACACCCAAGAAAACAAAACCGTCCGTCATTTTGGATATTATCGAAAACAAACCCAACGGTAAATTTATCCTCTTTTCGAATTACGATGAAACCTTTTCTTTTATCCGCCACGCCCTTTACGACGATGGAATTCATTTCACCGAAATATCCGGGACGATGGAATCGAGAGAAAAGAAAATTCACGAATTCAAAAAAGGAAATATCAATGTCTTGTTCATCAACAGCATCGCCAACGGTGCCGGAATCAACCTTCAGGAAGCCACCGATATCATCCTGTACCACCGCATGGCGGATGATGTCCAGGCACAGATTATAGGACGGGCCTACCGCATCGGACGCGAAGAGGCTCTCCATGTCCACCACCTCCTCTAATTAATCCTCCTCTTCCAGATGCACCGAATAATTGCTTCCTTCCTCGTACTCAAAATCTTCCTCCTCAATCTCTTCGGGAAACGTGATGGCCTCTTCAATGTCGGAGCGTTTCATGTTTTTAGCCGTAATGACTTCCACATCCTCATTCTCTTCTATCACCGCCCTCGCCGCTGCCGCCAAGGGTTTCTTGATGACCGCCGGTGCAGGCGTGGGTGCGGTGATACCCATGAGATTATGAATGAGCATCATCTTATTCCCGGTGCGCTTCAACCCCTTTTCCTCACATAGCTTGCGGAGTTCGGGCATGGTTTTCTTGTTGAGCGTCTCAAAATTCAATCCCGCCGCCACTGGGGGTGGAGGTAGGGGTGGTAGGGGTGGTGGTGCCTCCCCTTTCACCGTACTGTACACCATTTGTTCCTCTTTGGTCATTGCATTCCACATTTTGGAAATCTGAGACGATAAATCACCAAACTGCAACTCGGAATGAGTCCGGAGGAGCTCGGTGCGCTTTTGCACAAAAAAGTTTTGATACGGAGAGGTCTTTTTGACCACTTTTTTAACGGGCACGTCAAGGCCAAGGTGAGTTCTCCAATTCTCCTTGAGCTTGGAAAGAGGAATGTCAAATTCCTTGGCGGTATTCTCCAGGAAAATATCCACATTTTTCAGGATAATTTGCTCCAACTCGGAAATCATTGTATTGTTTCTTTTCTTTTTCCATGGAAAGCCCATGGAAACATATCAATTTTTTTTATTTTTACCATGGAACGTGCACCAACACCTTTTGGAAATAACCAACAACCTGCTCTTTAAAATGGGAAACGTGTTGTTCTTTGGCTTCTTGTTCTTCGCGGTGTTTTTGCAAATATCCGTACAGGGTCCTACGAAAATGTACGACCCATGAGGGCATAAACGTCCACAGGGTGATTCGAGGATTGTCTTCCGAAGTGGTAAAGTGATTCAACACCATGACGCATTGCTGGTTCGGAACCGAAAAGGAATGGAGATAGGAGATGCTATTCCAATACGAAAAAGAGTGGTGATAGTAGGTGGGAAAATATCGTTCGACACGCGCATCCGTCATGAGAAAATAACGCACCGCATCCATGTCTTGGATACTCATGTTGGAGGGAAAGGGAGGGGGTTGTTTTTTTCCATACACATACGACAAGGCCTTTTGAAAATGTAGACAAAATTTTTGAATGGTCCCTTCGGCATGACAAAAATCCACATGAATCATTGGGGATCCCGACAGGACCAACAGGGCAATCCTCATGTGGATCCACAGCTCATCATCGTTGCCGTAAATACATTGCAGCTCTAGAAAGGATCGTTGGGAGACGAGAAAACGGTGATGATGATCCAACCAATGAAGGAGTGTAATGGCCAGCGTACACCATAGGCGGTGCGTAGATTCGACCACGATTATACGGCATCTTTCCAGCATCAGATGGGCACGGATCGAAAAAGGGTGCTGTAAAAATGTCTTGAGCCGTTTCTTGGACGATCGATCCAAGTCGAGACCCCATTTCTCCAGGGGGTGTTCCTCCATACCCAGTATTTCACGATACGGTAGTCCCAACGACGCCAGGAATAAGGCACCCCACGATCTCCACTCTGGATCGGCCTCGATAAAACATGGACGAGTCGCCGCGTCGCTCTCGGACATTAGATGGAGCACCAACCCACCGGGACGTGCTTTTCGACGTCGACGTTTCATGGTGGTTTGACAACAAGGAGCTGTAGCGCCATAGTAGGCACGGCATTTTTTTTGATACCGTCCAAAATCAACCACGAGATCCACCGAACCATCGGGTATTTCATCTCCACCACCACCACCACCAGTAGTCATGATGACCATCTTGTTATCCTTTTCCTCGGGAAAAATCACCTCCCAGTAGGCTTTCATCATCTCACATTGGTGCAAGGACGCCATATAAAGGACGATACGAGGATAGTCGTGTCGAAATATGAGAAGCCAATTTTCCAATCGACGTCTCTGTGCATCAAAGGTCAGCAGGGATTCCCCTTCTTCCACCAAATAGCGCACCGGAGCTTCTTGGAAAAAAAAATCGTGCCTCTCCACGTGAGGAAAAAAAGATTCCAGATAGCTCGGGGGAGGAAGGGTGCGGGATACAAGAAGAATATGATGACGATGACGCCAGTACGATAACAGGTGAATCAGCATGTCATATTCGGCACACATCTCGTCGACATGACTGAGAACGACGGTGTCGATGCTATCGCCATGCGCTGCCAGGATACAGGCACCATGGACGGGGGTCGTGTACTTGACGTGGGGCAGACGGGGATACCTCCTTTTCTTGATGGAGATGCATAACAATCGACCCCATGGAACGTGCCATCCAGGCGTGGAAAAAAAATTTGTCGAATCCGTAGAAAAGGCGAGACAACGGTAAGGGTACGTATCCATCTTTATTCCACGTGGTCATGAATTGGTGCTGTACTTTCAATTTTTTTCGGGTAGGATAGGAATGGGGATGGGGATCCAGACGGGTCGGTTGGGTGGGGGTAGATCCGTACACCATCCGAAGCGGTCCATGTATCGACGACAATACTGATGACGAGGGCAGTCCCATTCATTGGAACATAATTTTTTCATGGGGTGTTGTTTCAAAATCCACCATGGCCATAGGAAAAAAAACATGCTTCTCATCTTTCTCTGATCATCTAGATGGAATATTATTTTTTTCTTAGACAATAGCAAAGAATGTGGAGGAAGAAACTTTATGGTATACTTTTATTCCTGTCCCCTTCTTTCGTGTCTTTTGTGTACGGTCAATGGTCGACCCATCAACATGAAATATTTTTTCAAAAGGAGGTGTATCCCGTCAAGGGTATCAATTGGTTTGGTGCAGAAACGGAATGCCGTGTTCCGCATGGAATGTGGGTTCATTCTTTGGAAAATTACTTGGACCTGATACGAAGCTATGATTTTAATTCGATTCGTATCCCCTTTTCCTATGAGAATGTGGAGAATTGGGACGCGCCCGTCAAGGAGTATTGTATCACCGCCTCACCGTCCTTGTACGGAAAAACATTCCGCCAGGCCCTCCACATGATTCTTGGAGCGGCCCAGTACCGCAACATGTCTGTCCTTTTAGATTTTCATACCATGGGAGGCATTATTACCGAATTTCCATTCTACCCGGGAGAGGTGACCGAGGAACAGTATTTTGAAACCTGGAAACGCGTTCTCTGGGAATATGGTCAGTATCCCAATCTCCTGGGGATTGATCTCAAAAATGAACCTCACGGAAACATCCGCTGGCCTTTTTGGGGAAGTTTTGTCCAACGCGCCATGGCCATCATTGAACGAGACGTTCCTCAATTTCAGGGTCTTGTTTTCGTCGAGGGTATTCAAGATCCCATGGATCATAGTGTGTGGGGAGGCTCTTTTTCCAAAATCGAGGATACCCTCGGCATTGTTCCTCATCCACGCATTGTGTTTTCACCCCATGTCTACGGCGTGTCGGTCCGTGGAGACATTGCGCTTCAAGACAGCGACCCGATGTGGGACCAGTGGTTTGCGTTTCTCCAAACCAAATATACCAATGCCTTGTGTATTGGAGAGATTGGTGGATGGTTCGAGGGCGACGACGAGACCTGGCATGACCGTGTGTTGGACTATCTCCAACGGGAACACATTCGAAACGGCTTTTACTGGTGTCTCAATCCCAATAGTGTGGATACCGGAGGAATCTTGGATTTTGACTGGACCACTGTCAATACCGACAAGATTGACTTTTGCCAAAAGCTCCAACCCTCCCCCGTCTTCCCCTCCTTTTCCTTTTCTTGATTTTTTTTTGTGAAAAAAAAATTCTTTTCTTGCAAATAAAAAGATGTTTTCCAGCGGAGAATACACGAATGCCTATGCGTCCCCTTACTCTGAGTACACCCACCTTCAACACTACTACAAGGGGTCGCAGTTTGGGCCCAAGCTCCCCGCGTCCGTTCCTTCCAATGCCTACCCCACGATCCTCAAGCAGGGCAACGAGTATGGCTACGATGCCCTTACCCATGATACCGATGGCACCAACTACTACAATGTCGAAAAAGCCTATGGCAACAGTTGCCAGCCCCAGTATTACGTCGCCAAGTGTCCCGAGAACAAATTCATCCGTCCCTTTGTACCCAGCGGACATACCGATATGAGCGGTTGCCCCGTCAAAACGCAACCCATTGCCGAGGGCTACCAGATGACCACCCCCACACCCATCCCTTCTCACGCACTCGTCCAGGAATTGAAGCATCTCCAGATCCTTTTTTTCTATGACAAGGCCTGCCCCCATAGCCGTCAGGCCATGGAGCAGTACCAAAAAGAGTTGTACCCCGAGCCTCTGCACAAGGTATTTCTTGCCATCTACGATATTGCACATGAAAAGCACGAACAGATGCTGACGGAGCTGGGAGGCACGGCCACGCCCTTTTTCTTTTCCAAGACCACCAACCGTAGTGTGACGGGGTTCGTACCCTCTGTCGAGGCCCTCGCCCGCGGTCTTTCCAAGCCCGTGCACGAACACTATACGCCAACGGCCTCTCCTTTCCAGGACCTTGAGATTGTCGTGTTTGTTATGCAAGGGTGTGTCTATTGCGACAAGCTCAAGGCGTTGTTGAAACAGCATGGTGTGGACAAGTACGTGGAATTTGTCGATGCTCGTGATCCCAAGTACCGTCAGCAGCTACAACACGTTCGTGGATTCCCCCACTACATGTCCAAAAAGACGGGCAAGAGCAGCACCGGCTACCCCAGCACGCTCGAAAAGATGGTGGCCTCTCTTCACTAGGAATTAGGAATTAGGAATTAGGAATTAGGAATTGTATCTTTTGAAAATTTCAAAAAATACTCTTGTAGCTAACGTGGCGGTGGGGAAGAAAAAAAGCATTGTTCTACCGGTGCCAGCAATGCTTCCATGACCTCTTTTCCACCTAGTTTTTTCATAACCTTTGGAAAATAGGTGAGCGTCGGTAGAATAAACATGGTCATGATGAAATACTCGCGCTTCCCTGGGGGAATGGAACACCACCGCTGGACCAACACGGACATGGACTCTATAGAGGCATCGGTGAGAGAGAGCAACCGCACCAAGAAAAACACGGTCCACGATTGACAAAACGCATCCGCTGGGAGTTTTTGGTGGACACGCCCATTAAATTGTACACCGTGTTTTTTTTGACGGAAACAAAAGGCGGTGCACGCCCCTTCCACGCGGTGGGTATCAATCATCTGGAGCGATTCCATCAGTTTCTGAATTCGGGGGACAATGGTTTTCTGACCGTGGGGATAGACCTGGACACCGGGATCAAAGCTGAGGAGCGTTCGATCCTTGTACACAAAAGATACATAGTGTACAGAGTACGCATCGTATTGCAGACACACGGTAAACATGCACAGGGTCGAAGCAGGTCTTTTTTTCTTGTCGAGGTGCCGGACCAGGTCTTGGAGCGACGTAGGCTTGTATTTCCATACGGGATCCATGTCGGTCAGGGTCAAGGAATGGTTGCCGGAAACTCTCACAAACCATGTACCCCACCATCGACAGGGGGTGGTCGATTGGCGCATGTGGTAGGCCATGATCTCGTTGCGCGTCTCCATGTCATTCATGAGATGGATAAAGGATTGGAGCAACCCGACGTTTTCTCGAGGACAATTCATTTTTGGTTTTCTAAAACTGAGGATAATCTTTTTTTTTTTCTTTCCATGACAATAATCATCAGTATGACCACGGAGACCACCATGACCACCACCATTACGGTGTGGGAAAACCTTTCCAAAAACGATCTAGTACAATGGGCCAGTACGCACCCCGATTTCAAGAAATCCATGGGCCGTGAAAAAAAAGAAGTGCTCGTCCGATTTCTTATGGACCGCAACATTTGCCATTCCTGTATTCCCCCTATTACGGCCTCCAAGCCTGAAAAGACTGAAAAGACCTTGTCTCGAAAGACCAAGGCCGAGCTGTTTACGCTGTGCAAGGAAAAGGACGGTTTCGATGCGTCCATTCACGGAAAAACACGCCTCACAATGCTCGAATTTCTTCGTGGCCCATCCAATAAAACGGTCGACCTTGTCCACGGCACGGACAAAACGGACGACACGGGGACGAGTCCCGTCGATATTGGTACATTGTTGGACACACCCGAGGATCCCCAGGTAATCCGACAGGCTATTTTACGTCTCTTGATGGAGACCGAGCCCTTTCGTACCGACCCAGAAATTCAGACCAAACTCGAGAAGATGGTTTAATTTTTTTTTTTCTGTATATAAAATGTATTTTTCCATCGTGTTGCATGCACTTCAGGTGGCACTCCTCCTTACGATTCTCGTGTACGTCCTCCGCCTCTCGAACCGAAAAGAAACCTTTGCCAATTGCTTTGGCGCCCAGTACAATGGCCTCCCCTTTCTCGAGAATAAAAATGCCCCCATTTGTCCTCACACGTACACCTCTCCCTATCGAGAGGGAGGATGTGTACAATACGATCCTCAGAAAATCAGCGTCGAGTACGCCTCCACCCCCCGAAAAAATAATTGGATCAGCTTTGTCTAGACTGTAGAGTGTCATCTTTTTTTTCCATTGAAATGTCCCCTAAAACATATTTAAATGAGAATACTCTTGGAAAAAAAAATAAGCATGCCTTCCACCCCCACTCTATGTCTTACCATGATTGTGAAAAACGAGTCGGACGTGATTCTGTCGACGTTGGAACGAGTAGTTTCCTATATCGATACCTGGGTGATTTGTGATACCGGGTCCACCGACGACACGTGTACCAAAGTGGAGCAGTTTTTTCAACTCCACGACATCCCCGGAGAAATCTTTCACGACGAATGGGTCCATTTTGCCCACAATCGGACTCTTGCTTTCCAGCGCGCGAGATCTCGAGCCGACTATTCGTGGGTGCTGGACGCCGACGATCTCTTGTGTGGCACCCTCACCTTTCCCCATCCCATGAACGAGGATGCGTATTCGTTGACGTATGGTGCACCCCGTGATCTCCGGTTTGTGCGGCCTCAGATATTTCACCATCGTTGGGCATGGGAATATCGAGGCGTGCTCCACGAGCTCCCTTTTCGTGTCGATGGAAAACCCTATTCAGCACCCACTCTCCCCGGTGATTATTATTTGGATTACATGCATTCCAGGACCTACAAGACCAATCACCGCAACAAGAACCCTTTCAAATATCTTGACGATGCCCACGTCATGGAAAAAGCATTGCGAGTGGAAACCGATGTGGAAACCTATTGGCGGTACGTCTACTACATTGCCCAGAGCTATTTTGACTATGGGGACTATGAAAAGGCTTATGAGAACTACCAACTCCACGCGGAAAAGGTCCGCAACAGCGATACTTGTTTTGCGCATTTGTATGCCGCCATGTCCCTCTCGAAAATCGACAAGGAAAAACATGAACCCAAAATCGTCGAGCATTACCTCCGAGGGTACATGGTCGATTCCCAGCGGGCCGAGTGTCTCTATTTTCTAGCCTTGATGTACTTTGAATCCCAGCGCTATGAAAAAGCCCATGAAACCCTACGCCTCGGCAAAGAAAAGTCCTGGACCTCTCCCGCCTCGGGTTTCAAGGTCTTTTGCACCCTCTATGAATGGGATCTGAAATGGTTGTGGATACAGACGTGCCACGTTCTCGGAAAATCCAAGGAATCCGACAAACTATGGTCCACGCTGCCCAAAGATCTCCTCTATGAAAAGATGGATCTCCGTCTGTACCCTCGGGCTCTTTCTTTTCTGTCCCCTGCCAAGATTTCCCCATCACAAAAAAGAAAGAAAGTGTACATGGTTTCCCCGGACCCGGGAACGCTTTCTTCCCTCTTGTCCATGGTCTCGGATCCTTGTTCATTGGTTGTAGTCGAATCTGTCGAGGACATTCCACCGTCCGAGTATGTAGTTCGTACGGGAGCATGTCCATCATGGCTTTTTGTACGTCCTTGGAATCTCGGGGACGTGGTGGACGCCATGGAACAACAAGACCTGGAGCGAATGTACCTTTGTCGTGCCGAAACGCTGTGGACCGAGGATGACCACGACCACCACCGTGTGTGGATCGAAAAGGCTTGTTCCCCTTTACCCAAAACAACGACACAGGTATGGAAAGTATGGAAAGACGCCCTTTGCACACGGTACCCCACCGCCTCGTATGAAACCCTGTGGGAGGGGGACCGCCACCCCAACGTGGTGGTGTCCTTGGGTATCCAAGGCGTAGGGGTGAAGGATTTCTTGTCCCTGTTTTTTTTATTCTCTCTATGCCACGAATTTGGATTTTCCTTTCGTTTTTCCAAAAAGCCCTACCAGAGAGCCATGCCTTTTTGTGGATCCTGGAAAAAGAAGAGTGAGTTCCGCGACTTTTTGAAACGACAGCCTCTCTGGACCACTGGAAATTTTTTCAGGGTGGATTGGTTGCCCGTGGACTATGAAACCGTGGCATGGCCCGCGTTGTTGCGTTTCTTGGGTTGCAAGACCATGGATACGTACAGGGTGGATGCGGAAACCCCGTGGACCGATTTTTCAGAAAGGATTGGGGCTCGAAAATGGATCCTCGAGGATCCTGATGATTCTTTGTGGGGTCCGTTGGTGGCCCATCTCGTGGTGCTGTTCCATGTCCGTTTTTCCGTCCCCTCGACCACTGGGTTCCTTCGTTTTCAGGGAGTGGTCGATGCGGATATTCAGCGGGCAAGATTTTCTCCCGTGGTCGTGGTGAGTAGCCCCGTGGTCCAGAATGAGATCCTCCAGCACACCCCTTGTTTGATTTCCGAGGGAGGTACCGATACCGACCTGGTCTTGCACCTTCAAAAGGATTTTGCACTCTCTGAACCTTTTTTGACGTGGCCCCTCGGTTTCATGGAATGTGTTTGGAATGCACGCTATGGGCACCGCTATGGGGAACCGTCGTGGAACACACTCTTTTTAGCCGAATCCTCCTCGACGGATTTTTTTCTTTCTAGGAAAAACGGTGGTGGACCCACCGCTTCTTATCCTTTCCCTCTTTTTCATCCCTTGGAAAATTCCTTGGAAACGTCCCTGGAAACGTCCGACATGATTTTTTTCCCACGCCTCCATTTTGTGGATGCCGAGGTGTATTACACCTCCTCTCCATTGAAAAATATCGACCCCTATTTTGACGGGTACAATCAACTCGGATTCTATAAAAAATTCAGGTCCCACACCTATTTTGACATGGAAACCATGGAAGGGTATGCCGGTGATTGGCTCTCCTCCACCCTGTTGGATCGTCGATATTATCTCCCCGAAAAAGGCGTCAAGCATTGGCCCCGTACTCCGCATCTGGTACCCCACAATGGGACCGCGGTATACACCGTGGGAAAAAAAGGGCTAGTGGACCCCTCCTCATGTCTCGTGGACGATTATTTTTTTCTCGGTTTCCCGGGAAAAAAGGAGGAAAAACAAGGGATCATGGCGCATCTTCATGTATGGGACGCGCTTCTCCACGACAAGCATCACGAGTATTATGTGATTGGCAACGACACCCTTACTACAACCATGAACACGAAAATGACCACGACCAGAATCCTCCAACAGCTTTCTGTATGGGATATCGTGGTCCTCGGAGATGCCATTGGAAAGAAGGAGGAATTTCGTATTCTCGAAGGATACGAGGGAGAAAATGCCGTTGCCTACATGATTCATAAAAAGACGGCGGCTTTTTTATTGACGGTCCTGAATTCTTGTGGATGTTTTCAATCCCTGGAAAATATTTGGAAATCCCACGCCCGGTGGCTTCGTCTCTACTCGGTGGTCCTAGTCTAAAGGCTACATTTTTCTATAAAAAATGCAAACAGTTCCAACCGTTCACGTGATTGTCGAGATTCCCTTGGGAAGTCGTGTGAAATACGAACTGGATGATCATCACCAACTCGTGGTCGACCGCGTGCTCTCGACAAGCATGGTGTACCCTGGAAATTATGGACACATCCCCGGAACGCTGGCGGGGGATGGGGATCCCTTGGATGCCCTTATTCTAAATCACGATCCTTTTTACCCGGGTTCGATGGTGGAATGTCGGGTCGTAGGCGTTCTTTTCACCGAAGATGAAAAGGGGATGGATGAAAAAATCATGGTGGTGCCCATCACCAAAGTCGATACCCGCTATGATACCCTCCAGGACGTGGAGAATATTTTACAAAAGGACATGATTCGCCATTTTTTCGAGCATTACAAGCATTTGGAAAAAGACAAGCACGTTCATATTCATGGATGGGGAAACCAACAAGAGGCGTGGAAATGCATTGTGGATTCCAAACTATAACATTTTCCTTGTAGTTTGAGATCCAATATGGGCAAGAAGAGAGAGTTTCCTGTTTTTTTTTTATTCTGTAATAAAAAAAAAGACTCATGCGGTGGTGGTGGCTGTTCCTTTTGGTATTGCTCCTTGTCATTGTGGTCGGTGTGGTATGGCGTCCGGTGGAATACTATGAGATTGCCAAAAACCAGGATTATCGTCTCCTCTATTATACCGAGGAGGCTCATTATTTTTCGTTGAAGAAACTTTCTTTCCAGACCCTGGTACAACAGTACCCCCACGAATTTTCCATGGACAATCTCCACTATTATACCCTTGATTTTGATCAGTGTACCACACTGTATCATCAACGAAAATCGTTGCCTTTTCCCGCCTCGTATGTAGAGGATCTCTACGACATGTGGAAAACGCTGGAGGATCGATACCGTCAAAAAGAGAGGAGACTGGTGTGGTATCCACGCGACCGTGTCGAACGGTTTGATTTTCCGGTTCTGGTCAAGTCCCGTATCCTTCTCGGTGAGGAACGCGGCTCCATCCTTTTCAAGCTCAATACGATCCGACATTATCATCGGATGCACCGGGTGGTAGAACAACGCTCCAAGGAACCGTCGTTTGCTGAAAAAATACCTCAACTGGTGTGGCGTGGCGCGCCGACCGGGTACGGCTTTGAGAACAATATTCCTTTTCGATCCGTCTCCAGGGAAACCTTGTTGGAAAAATATGCCTTTTCCACATCGCCCTGGATCAATGTAGGTATGGTTAACAAGAAAGAGGGACATTATCAAGCCTACAAGAAATATGAAAAGGAGGAATTGTCTCTTTCCACGCTCCTCCAATACAAGTACCTCTTATCCGTGGAAGGCAATGACGTGGCCACCAATCTCAAATGGATCCTCGCCTCCAACAGTCTCGTGGTGATGCCGAAACCACAAATCACCAGCTGGCTCATGGAAGATGCCCTTCTCCCCTATGTTCACTACCTCCCCGTCCGTGATGATTTTAGTGATTTAGAAACGCAGATTGAATGGGCCGAAAAACATGGGAAAAAATGCGAGAAAATGATTATCCACGCCCACCGCTTTATTGAACCATTTCTCGACCAGTCCCGGGAGAAAAAATTACAGGCATCCGTCCTCCGTTATTACCTGGATCATTTTTCTTGGTCGCCCTGAAAGCATATAGGTAGACCAAAAACAATATTTTTTTTTATTTGAAAATAAAAAAAAACCAAATGAACGCTGTTGCTTTTTTCGATCGCGACAATGTCTCGGGCACCGTCCGTTTTCATCAACCGCATCCCTACGCACCCGTTCGTGTCCAGATTGCCATCAAGGGCTTTGCTTCTCATCAGACCCACGCCATCCACATTCACGAATACGGGGATCTTACCCAGGGATGCATGAGCACCGGCAAGCATCTCAATCCCTCGGGCGATCCACACGGCTCTGTCTATTTCACCCCCAAGCGCCGCCACGCCGGCGACCTCATCAATAATCTCATGACCGATGCCCAAGGCCACGTGTCCATTGTTTTTGACGATGACCGTCTCAGTCTCGTCGGTGGAAAACCCGAATGCATCGTGGGCCGCAGCGTCGTGATTCACCGCGATGCAGATGATTACGGCCTCGGAGGTGTGTGGGAAAGCCATGGACTGGTGGCGTACGAGGACATGTCGTTTTCGACGCTTCAGGCCATGGCCAGAGTCCGTGGGTACACGGGCTTGAAAACAAAAAAAGCCTTGGTGGAAAAATTTGTCGCAGAGAGTCAGACCACGGGCAATGCAGGGGGACGTATGGCGTGCGCAGTCATCGGGTGGAGCGCTCCGGAAAAATAAGGGTTTCATAGTTTTGGAAATAACGACGCACCTCGACGGGAATATCCACGTCGTACAAGGGCTTTTGGGGTGTTGATGTTGGGAGCTTTTGGGACTGGAGGGGTGTTGGGATAGTCTTTGAGGGAGGCTTTTGTAAAGGTGTTGATATGGTCTTTGGTAAAGGTGTTGGTAAAGGTGTTGAGATGGTCTTTGAGGGAGGTCTTGGTAAAGGTGGTGAGATGGTCTTTGAGGGAGGTGTTGGGATGGTCTTTGGTAAAGGTGTTGGAGGCTTTTGGGGTGTTGGTAAAGGTGTTGGAGGCTTTTGGGGTGGTGTTGGTAAAGGTGTTGGGATGGTCTTTGGTAAAGGTGTTGGAGGCTCTTGTGGAGGTGATGGTGCGTTTTGGGGTGATGGGGATGGAAAATGAGCCTTGGAAAAACTCCAACCGGGTCCCTGTTTCAGATGATGATAATGACGCCCTTTCCATGAATAAAAGGTGGGCGCCCATTGGTGAAGATCGATCGGGTGACGAGACAAATCCTTGTCCAACAAGAGGATTCGATCCTTGTAGGAAATGGCGATTTCATGGAGAATCTCCATTTCCATTTTTTTAAAAAAGAAGAGTGTCTTTAAATCATGATGGATAATCTACACATTCCTCGTACTATCCACCTCGATGATTTGAGAAAGCAGTTCCTGGCTGGGTTCCTTTCCTTGTTTCCAGCATTCTCGAAATTTCACGAGGGGATCCTCTGGGTGCAAATAAACGTACTTGACCAACAAGGCATCGATGGATGGATCACGGAGCACCGCTTGAGAAAGGTGAATCCAGTCGCGATCGGCCAGGGGATTCGCGCGTACCCATGGCATGGCCATCAGACTCGTCAAAAAACCCTCCTCCCTACACACGTCCGTTAAAAGTCTATCCACGTCCCACAGGACATGCTCCAACAAGGCATTCTCCACGGCCCGGTGTTGGTTGAACCATCGGAGCGCATAGGCCGTATAGAGCAGCGTCAACAGATCGGCCATCCGGCCTGTCTGCATTTGATTTTTCTTGAGCCCTTTTCCCTTGAACAGCATGAGCGATGCCAGAAAAAGATACAGCGAATGACGGCGGTCCAATCGTTGATCGAGACCCGAGGCCGGCATCCACGATCGTCCATAGTGGTAGAGAACATACCCCACCATGCGTGGCAAGAGACGGAAAAAGGTGGTCGAATCCTCCTTTTCCAACGCTTCCACCATGTCCCCTACATAGGGATGGCTCTTGTTGATGCCCTGGGCAAAAATAATGAGGCTCCGTGTCAGTGTATTGCTCCCTTCCACGGTAATAGCAATGGGGATCTGGGAATAGATGGACGCTACGGGATTCTTGGGTCCCAGGGAAATTCCCTTGCCCGCAAAAATGTCCATGGCATGAATCACACTCTCACGGGCCAGTTCCGTGGTCCGGTACTTGAGAATGGCCGACAGGACACTGGATTTTTCATGACGCAACAGCGTGGCATTGAATAATTCATGCATGGCCAGGGTGGTGTAGGTGTTGGCGACGATTTTTCCCAATTTTTCCTGGACACCCTGCATCTCCGACAAGGGAATTTTGAACTGCGTGCGTGCACGCGCATAATACGACGTTTGCAGGCTCAATACACATCCCACCCCCACCGCCAGTGCGGGCAGAGAGATGCCTCGTCCCTCGGACAGGCTTTCCATGAGCATCTCCCACCCTTTACCCAGGTTTCCCGAGCCTCCGAGCACCTTGTCTGTCGACACCCACACCGGTCCCTCGGTACGAATGGTTCCATTCATAAAGGTGGATCCAATGGGGTGATGTCGATTCCCGATTTTCCAAGGCACCTCGTCGCGTTCCAACAAGAGCACCGTGGGGCCGTGTCCTTCAATGTCCAAGGCGAGCCCTACCAAATCGGCAATGGGGGCCAGCGTGATCCAGCGTTTGTTGCATTCGAATTGGATCGTGCTAGAATCCACCAAACGGCCCTTGTCGAGATGACCCAGTGCATCCGATCCGTTTTGGGGACCCGTGAGACCGAAACAGGGAATCATTTTACCCGTGGCGAGTTTTTTCAAGTACAAGTCTTTTTGTTCCGGGGTGCCGTATTTCAACAGGAGCTCGGCGGGGCCGAGAGAATTGGGAACCATGACGGTCACGGCCGTGGAAATACACGCCGAGGCAATCTTTTGTACGATACGAGAGTGGGCATAGGAGGAAAATTGTTTTCCTCGATAGGTTTCGGGAATGCACAGACCCAAAAAATCATTCTTGATTTGCTTCATATCCAACGAGGAGAGGGCGTGATCACGCACAGGGTAGCGGGACGCACATAATTGATGCGTTTCCTTGTCTAAAAATGCCTGTTCCTTGTCGGTGAGGTGGAGCTTGTACTGGGGAAGATGTTGGTGGACATTGTTTTCAAAGAGATGACGATCGATGCTCAGCGTTCCACAACGCAGGGCAATTTTTTCCGTCTTGGAAATGACGGGCAAAAGTTTTTGAAACACGCGGAGAAGCATTCTTGTTTTATTTTTTGTTTTGTGGAAAAACAAAAATATTTATATTCGTTTCGTGTCTAATAAAAATCAAAATCATGAAAATTCCATGGTGTTTCTTTTTATGGACCGCGTGTGTTGTTGTCGTGGATGCCACCACGACCACGACCACCAACTTGGAAGAAGCGGTGAATCATGTCTGGCAGGGTATGTTGGACGCCAACGCCTACCAGGAACCCTTTTTAATTCATCGTCCCTACTCGGAAACCCCTGGGGATGCCGTCAGTGAAGGTGTGGGCTACGGGATGCTTATAGCCTGGGCTTTGAATGATTCTCTTTCCTTGGATCGTTTGTACGATGGTGCCGACCAGACCATGTGGAATGGCCGGTTTTACGACTGGCGTGTCGATGCGCACAATCAAAAGGTGGCCTATGGCGCCGCCACCGATGCCGAGCAGGACATTGCTGCGGCGCTGATCCTTGTTTTAAAAAAAATGGAAAGGGGAATGTGGCCGCGTTCTCGTTATGAGGAATACGGGGTACGGGCTCGAACCATTTTGGATCAGCTGTGGAATCAGGGGATCACCTACCAGGGCACGCTTAGACCCGGGTACGGTTGGGGAGGAGAGGATTTTGTAAATGTAGGGTACTTTGCTCCGGCGTGGTACCGTTTGTTTGCCGAGTTCCAACCCAACCACGATTGGATGCGGGTGGTGGATCGTTCCTATGCCATTTTGGAAAAAAGCCCTGGGTACGCTCTTGGTCTGGTGCCGGATTGGATGACACCCGAGGGACAGTGGGTGTACAGCGGTCTTGGGTACAATGCGTATGGCGACGGTCGATATCTGTACAAGGATGCGATACGGACATTGTGGCGCGTTGGAACCGACTTTTTATGGAACGGCGATGACCGTGCACGCCTCTATCTCGACAAGGCACAAGGTTTCCTGGAGACGATCCAACAAGCCAATTTTTTTCAAATGGATGGGTCCTTGGTGCCTGCGGAGGATGTATGGGTGTTTGATGGGGGTCAGCGCCAGCGGCCACGCCGGGAACACAGTTGTCTGACAGTGGGCATGTGGGGCATCCCCTTGTTTTTGAGGGGGAATTCCTCACATGATGTAATTTCAGAGATGATGACGTTTTACACACCGAATGCCACGCATTGGGAGGCGGAGAATAATGAAATGTATTTTGAACAATTCCTGGCTTGTTTTGGGGCGCTAATTTTTTGTGGACGGTGGTGGATGTAAAACACACTTTAGTGAGGTATAGGTTTTTTGAAATTCAGAAGCGCTACGTTAGTTGGGTTTGTTGGTGGTTGGTGTAGGAACAATCGGCGTGCCGTAATAGGCCATGACGGTATAAGGAAAATCAGGTGTAAAAACATACACAAATGGATAGTTTTTCATGACCGTTTCACCATTCTGTGGGATGGCGATATCAAAAGAGCCTTCCAAACCGTGGTACAGGTTCAAGTATTTCGACGTGATGGCCTGGTAGTAGCGTCCATCTTTCTCAACATAAGGAGCATCAGTGGGGGCTTCCTCCAGAGCAATAATAATTCCACTGACAATGGGAAAGCCGTCTACGCACCACCCCACAAGTTTTGGTGAACACTGAATGGTGTTGTCAGTTAGGGAAGACGGTATCAAGTGGGTATGATAATAAAAGTTTGGGTTAAAATGACCACTGAAAATATCCGTTATTTCCTTGGGGCCCGCGTTTTGAAAATCAGCATCGGTGGCGCTACCCAAAAAATTATTTGACAATGAATAACCGATAGCAGATAAAGTTAGTGGTTGGGCAACAGGTGCTTTTTCAGGCACAGGCAGCTGGAAAGTGAAATCAGTGGGGACAATAGTTGAACTATCTTGGTCGCAATACACGGCTGCACATGGCAACACAATACTGGCCGGATCGAAAGGTTCACCATCTGACAGAGTGCTTGTAGGCCACGTGCCGTAGTTATGGACAGGAATACAATTCATAGAAATCAATGTACCGTTTGGATTATTGACATCCACGGAGTATTCGGCTTGATAATTTTGGTGGAGACCCGGGACTGAGTAATTTTGCAATTTGGAAGATTCCAACAAATATTGTCCTGCTTCTTTTCCACGATAATATTCGTTTGGACCGCCCGCGGTAGACGCAAACCATTTTCCGGGGTACACATAGGAAGGTGGTGGAGGCCCACCAGGAGAAACATACGTTAGAGGATTATTGAATGGAGTATTGTAAAAGGTAGAAGGCACCTGGCTTGCCCATGTATCATAGTTTTCAGTGGAAACGGTTTGTTCAAAGAGGGCATATTGCCAGTCCGAGCCAGAGAGGATCTTGGTTTGTTCCTCCAACGAAAAAGAAGACGTAGAACACAATGAAAATTGGATAGGGGTAGAAACACTATTTATCGAGACTGTGGGAAGCCCCGTCCCTTGAAAAGGATTCTCGGGCAATGTTTTTTCATAAATGTGCACCTTGAGAGGGGACATTTCGGAAGACGATAAGGTATAGTACGTTCGGGTTTTTGGTCCATGACCACACTGTGTAGTAATTTGGAACCCCGCTTGGAACGTTGCTCCAGTGGGTAGCTGTACCAAGGGTAGAGTAAACGAACCGTACTGCCCTTTAAATGGCAACGAAACCGATAATCCGGATTCAGGGTAATCATTCACGGGTATGTTTTGGAGAAAGTCGACCACCACATCCTTATACACAGTGGTTTTACCATCAAGGGTGTAGGACAGATAAGACGTGAAAGAAACCACTTTACCGCTATATTTAAGGGAGTTGTACGTAATATAGATATTCAAAATATCAATACCTGGGATTTCCACGTATTCACGTGGAACGATACGATAAACTGCGTTTCCGTTGAGTTTTTTATAGCAACAAACTACCATGTCGGATTCCTATAGATGGGTAAGAAAATAAGTTTTTGGAATTTGAATACTACTACTAGATGATGGTGCTATCCGAGGATGAATAAATAAATCCGTAGCCGTCTCTGTGTTGGATGATCAAGATTTTATATACACCCACCAAAGGGTGTATATAAAATGTAATCCTGGCTTGTTTTGGGGCGCTACTCTTTTGTGGGCGGTGGTTCCCGTAAAATGTATGAATGACTAGCTTAATATAATCTATATTTAGTTATTCTTTTTACAACCTGAATTGGTTCAGGATCAAATGCATATGCAACGGGAATATTATCTATGGGTATACTATTTTTTGCTACTATTCCTATCTGTATGTCAAAAAGGGATGGAGATTGTTGTACTTTTGGTTGTGTTATGCGATTGAATTCGTGACCAAACGTTTGTTTTCCCAATACTTTACTATATGATTCAACCACCCCAGCTTGAGGAATCATAGCATCACTCATGGAAGCATTTTTTGAAGTAGGTGCAGTTGGTGCAGTTTTTTCAGAAATGAACATAGATGGTATACTTGATTCTTCTCCAAAATTCCTATGGTAGAGTCGTTCTCCAGTATCTGGTGTTGCTCTTTCCACACCTGGTCTGGCAATTAAGTGTTCACTTTGTGCAGTCGTCGTTGTTTCTCCTGTCGCCCTGTTGGATACCCCTGTTTCCATCGTCTGTCTACTTGCAAACGCGCCTCTTGTGGCCCCATACGCTTGCCCTACACCCAAGAGGGAGGTGGCAAAATTGATGGTATTCCACGCCTTCTCTCCCTTGAAACCCAGCTTTTCTTCCCCGGTTGCTACACTCCGTATTTGTTCTTCCGCTCCATAGATAGCACCTGCTGCTCCCACACCGGCCAAGCCTTTGTTGACCAATCCCATGACACCGGTAACCTTGGAACTCACTCCCAAGGTCGCGACACTCAATGCCGTTATTCCCAACGTCGAAAGGAGGGATAGCTTGGAAACTTTTTGACCGGATTTGGAGGCGGCAATGGCCGATGCAGAACTTGTAATCCCGGCAGCAATACCCGCAGTAGCGGAAATACCCGCCGCCACGGCTTGAAGACCCGCTGCTGCAACAGCAGATAGACCAAACGTGAAAAAAGAGGCAATCCCAGCAACCACCGAGAGAGCGCTGAGGACTGTCGCGGTTCGAGCCGCGGCAGTATAATGATATTTTGGCATTTTTATGTTGGGATATATTTTTTTTTTATCCACCCAATAGTGCATAATAATACAATCCGTACAAGGTGCCCAGCAGCAAGAGGTACGTAATCAGAATCGTGAGGAAAAAGCGTTTCCACAAAAAGGCTTGTTCCGAGGAATAGAGAAACGAGGGTCGAAACACCGCCAAGAGAATCACGACAAAGACAAACAGGCCTCCCAACAAGATGAGATAGGGACGCCATGAGGATCGGTGTTTCCATGAAAAGGAGGGTAAAAGTGTGGTGGTGGAGAGGGTGTTCGCCTTGGACGGTGAATGATCCATGATGCTCTCGGGGGAAAAAGAGTGGCCATTTTCCAATTGACGGAATTGGGCCATGAGCTCCTCCAAGGATTCCTGATGCATTTTGTTCGAGCCCCGGGATGCGTTTAAATCTTTTTTTTTTTGTCCATCATTAAAAAAAAAGATTATGCCGCCGCGGTGCTACGTCTTCATCATGTCGAGTTTGAATCATCCCATTTACCGCATTCTCCAACACAAGCGGCGTAAGCTGTTGGAAAAATACAAGGTGCCCTACACCGTGGTCATGAATGGAAAGTATCAACCCATCGATGCCACCTATCCTCCATTGTTGGACGATGAAATCATGTACCCCATGCCGGGGTATAATCCGTCCATGACACTGAAATTTTTGCAAGCCGTCAAGCTCTATTTTCGATCGTTTTCCACGTGGGAGGAGGTACCCGACTATATTATCCGACTCAATGCCACCGTGTACCTCCACTATCCCTCGTTGTGGGAATATTTGGAGACGTTGCCACGGGAACGCGTCCTCGCGGGTCCCGTCAACAAGAGCATGACCAAGACGTTTGTCAATGGCATGGTCATGATTTTTTCCAAGGAGGTGCTACGGCATATTCTTCAAGATCCACGCGTGAATGAACAAAAAATGCTCCACGAATACGACGATGTAGCCCTGAGCATGCTCGCCCAGCCCTACTGTGAGTTTCACGACATGATGCCTTTTTTTGTGTACCCCTCCTCCCAGAATACATTGGCACAGGGAATCTTTGATCTCTCCCGCATCCCCATGCACAAGAAATGGTTGTTCCGTATCCGCCACGATGGCTCCCATCGACAATCCGATATCAAGAATTGGGATCAGCTCATGGCTCATTTTGACGAGGAACATGAATCGTTTACAGGCACCCTGGCGACACCTTTTCAGAACCGCTACTCCCTGTGGCTCTGGATTTTGTTTTGTATCGTAGGTTTGGTGATTATGGTGGTCTTGATTTCTAATATTCGTTCCAAAATTTAGAAAAGGGCCTGAAAATTCCATCCCAGGGTCATGAACAAATCGGCACAGATGGTGTCGTGATAGTACTTGCGGTCAATGGTTTTTAGAATATTAAAATCTTCCTTCTTACAGGGATACTTGTGCCGTCTCAACAGTTGAAACAAGACATATTGGGTATTGATGAAATTTTTTCGTTCCGTGTGTTTGAACCGCTTGTCATACAAATCCGTCAACAAGTCAAAATCTCTCAAGAGATCATTTTCCAAGTGGCTAATGTCGGGTGCCGGTTTGTCGGTGAGTTGGTGGTAGATGAGAACGACATCTTCATAATGCTTGGTATGACCCGTTTCTTTGAGAAAAATAAGAATCTGTTCCTTGGAAATATTTTGAAACGCGGTAGATTTGGGCATTTCCTTGTAATTTTCCTCCAATAACCCATGAAGAACCAATTGTTCAATGAGATCCTCCAACACCTTGGGGTCAATGGATGCATTTTGTTTCCCCTGAAACTGATTGATGCAATCCCGGAAATGGGTTCGACGGTCATACGTGTACTTGGATGAAATATTGACGCGGTCAATGTCCTTGAAAGAAATGCTGGAATGCATGGCGGCCGTGGCCACAAAACCACATTTTTCACACACAAAATGATTGTCGTGGATAAAAAAGGATTCCTGGTCGCTGTAGCACAAGGTGCATTTCAATTTATTTGAAAACGGTTTGGCCGTGGGAACCTCCTTGGCCTCTTCCCATTGTCCCCACGTGTATTCCTGTGGAAAGTAGCTTTCCACGATACTCATGTATTCCCGGACAATGTCTTCCATTTTTTCTCCTACATTGAGTTGGCTTTCCTCCGCCTTGCTGGAGACAAATTGGATCTTGTTTTGTGATTTTTTTAATAAAAAATACTGATCCAAAAGTGGAATCGCACGAAGAAGATAAAAATAAAACGTGCGGTCCGGCTTGTCTTGACGCTGTTTCTCCAATGTGTCCATCTTGTGCTTGATGTCCTGAACCACATTTTTGGAGGCGTGCTTTGACTGTAATGAATCATAGAGCTCTTTCCACTTTTGATACTCCTCCGCGGGATCGGTCGTAGGAAAAGAAGAAGAAGGAATCTCGATCTGTTGGAATTTTCTCACCAGAGTATTGTGGATGGAGAGAATATCTAATGTATTCATTATTATATTTATTTCACAATCCAATTTCCTTTAAATGAGTTTTTGTACGAGGCCATGACCATATTTTTTTTTGTACAAAATTTTTTTTTTTTCCACGTCTTTTTTAAATGAGTTTAACACAAACACAAAAGGTGACGATTCAATATATAGCGTTTCCCAATTCTTTTGGAATGACGGAATGTGTGTATGTCAACCAGAATGGAAACATTAAAAAGGTGCCTCTTTCCACGGTTTTCCTCAACAGTATTTCGTTTTATTCCCTCATCACCCCGCTTTCGACAACCAGCACCGTATCGTCTGTTCCCTCGACGCTTTCCTCGGGTGGAACGCCAACCAATGTCACGACCCCCGTGTATCTCTGTACACCCAATTCGACCGCGACCGATTCTTCCGGTAATTCCCAGCTCCAGATGGGAAGCCTCTACTGGAATTTTTCGGGTCAGGACTTTTACGGCTACCTCGTGGTTTTGATCAATCTCAACTGTCATCAGAGCCCCGCGCTGTACACCTATGTCAATGTCCTGGTATCGGGTTATCTTTCCACCACCACCTCTGCCGCCACCGTCTCCTCTGTCAATCCCATTGTCCTGTCGCCCAATCTCGAGGTGTACGATCCCCAGGCACCCCCCACCTATTCTTCGGGGAGTTATTTTCCCTCGACGTATGCAGATCCCGGCACCTCCAACTCTATCCGTGCCATGCTCCACGGAAATATTCAACTCACCTTTCCTGCCGGTCCCATTTCCTCTTGGATCAATACCAGCAACCAATATTTTTCCGCCTCGTACAGCCCTTTTTAATTTATTGAACCAACCGTTTTCAATGAACCTATTTAAAGACACGCCTCTCAAGGAAAAAAAAAAGGAACAAATTGTGTTAGCATGAGTGAAGAAGGAATCAAGTGCATGGATACGGATGGTATCCTGGAAGTATGGAACTACACCGAATGCGATTCGTCGAGCCCGGAAGAGGTGAAACAACAGCGCGGCCTGATCAAGGACACTGAAGGAAATACCATCCTCCATTCTTTTGGATACACCGAGGAATATACCCATGTACAAACGGACGCGATCCGGGAAAAAATAGGCGATCCCGCGGACTGGATTTTCCATTATTCGGTCGAGGGCACCCTTCTCCGCATGTTCTACCATGGGGAACAGTGGTACGTGTGTACGCACAAGAAATTAAATGCTTTCAAGAGTCGTTGGTCGTGTAAGCAAACGTTTGGAGAATTATTGGAGCAGGGATTGGATGATATTTTTCAGCGGAAAGGAACGTTGGAATGGTTGCAGGGTCAGCTCCCTACCACCAAGGTGTATTTTTTTCTGGTGCGTTCCAATCCCCAGAACCGCATTGTTTGTCATACACACCATCTGCAAAAGCACGAGAGCATTGTGTTTCTTGGCCACTATGTCCGCGACCATCCCCTCCCCTTTTGTTTCTATGAAAAAGGGGTCGAGGGGGAAGAGCCCGCCGTCCTCCGTGTCATGGAGAGTCCTTCTGCCCTCCCTCATCCGATGACGACGGTGGAGGAGGTGTGTCAACTCGTCTCCACGATCGATCCATTTGTGTTCCAGGGGGTGATTGCTTTCCGAAAGAATGGGATGCAGAGTGTCAAGGTGTTGCATACCGACTATGTAAAATATTACCAGGTGCGTGGCAATAATCCAAATCTGAGGTTCCGCTACCTCGAGGTTCGAAACCAACCGGAACAGCTCAAGCTCCTGTATGTCCTGTATCCCAAGTACACCCTCTTGTTTGATGAATACGAGGGCACATTGTATCAGATTGCCCGGGTGATTTACCAGTTTTACGTCCAACGCTACATCAAGAATCAGTACATTACGCTTCCCCGGGAAGAATACTTGTTGCTCAAAAAGTGTCATCAGTGGTACCTCGAGGACAGAAAAAATAACCGCATTTTTACACAAAAGGTGTTGGAGATTCTGGCCAATGAACCACCCCTTCATTTGTACAAGATGATTCGTCGTTTTCACTATGAGCGTGATGTGAAACCACGTCATCCGCTTCCTTATGCGCGCACAGACATGAAAATGGAGATTCCCGTCTATAATCAGAAACAAAACCAAGAGTTTATGGCCTCGTTGCCTCCCCTCACACCCCCCACTTCTCCCAAGTAATTCCAAATTATTATTCTCTTGTTCTAGGATAGATAGATGTACTACCATGGAATCTGTTCAACGTTTATATGGTGATTTTTTTATTCACCAATACCGCCGCCTCTCCCTTTCTTTCGATGCACCGTACGCGTGTGTGATTGTCGAGCCTCGAAAGCATCCTCATCTGGAATGGGTCATCAAGAATGTCATGTATTTTTTACCCCATTGGTCCTTGTACATTTTCCATTCCAGGGAAAATGAATCCTTTGTACGCAACCTTATCGGTTCTGAAAATGAAAACCAGGTTCATTTTCACGAGATTTGTACACAAAATTTGACCATTGAAGAATACAATGTGCTGCTCACGAGCCCTTCGTTTTGGTCCTCCATCCACGCCGAGGATATTCTTATTTTCCAGACCGACTCGTACATTCGGCGTTGGGGGATCGAAAGTTTTCTCCACCATGAATTCTGTATGATTGGTGCGCCGTGGCCCAAAGTGGGCGACCAACCTCACGTAGGAAATGGTGGTTTTTCCTTTCGAAAAAAATCCGCCATGCTCCCATTGATTTCCTCCCCGCGTCCTCCCCGCAAGCCCGAGGATGTGTTTTTTTACGAGACGGCCAAGAAATACAAGATGAACATGCCTACCAAGAATGTGTCCCGTTTGTTTTCGACCGAGGCCCTCTATCATCCCCACTCGTACGCGGTTCACAAGTCGTGGATCTTTGGACACCGTTCCTTGTCCATTGACATTCATTCTTCATGGCTTGTGTATCTCCCCGCGGACCGATCCTTTCTTTGCCAAGATTCCACCGAGTGGACCGTACGGTATCCCCCTTATGGATACATTATGAAATTGCCCGTGGGTAAGGACACGACGCTCCATGTGAACCGCGGGATGCAAATTTTTTGTGGACATACCAATCAGACAGAACGAGTCCTCCAACAACATCTCGTCATGGTTCCCCGCGACAAGACACTCTTGGGTCTGCCGTCCACAGCCGTGATTCACGTCTACCGAGGCGATGAATCGATCGGGATCGTCCAACCTCACGAACGCGCTCCCTTTGCCATGGACGAGCAGCGTCCTCTCTATTTTTGTTGGGAGGAAAAAGACACGACTCTGGCTATACTGGACTATAACCGTTGGAAATCGTCCTCGTAGCGCACAATATCCTCTTCTCCAAAGTATTCCCCGGTCTGTACCTCGATGAGTTCCAAGGTCCCTGATTCCTGGTCATTGATGAGACGATGTTTTTCCTCTTTTTCAATCACGACAAGAGTACCTACGCTCAGTGGCACCGTAGCGTCTCCCTTGACGGCCTTTCCTTGTCCACGCAGGACAATCCAGACCTCTCGACGGTGGACATGACTCTGTAGGGAAAGGCGTTTCAAGGGATTCACCACCAGACGTTTGATCTTGCAATCGACGCCGTCGTGCAAAATGTGAAATTCTCCCCAGGGTCGTGATTCCATGATTGTTATTTTTTCTTCTTTTTTTCATGACTGTTTAAGCCAACTAACATTGATCCAGATGAACGGTCGGGTGGTCGGTCGTACCCCCACTTTTCGAGGATAAGAAAGGATGATTCGTGGTGGTAGTGGTGAGCGCTGGAAAAGCGGAGAGAGCTCCCAGAGGCAACGGATCCGGAAAATGAATCTCAAAACGTAAAACGAGGCTGCCCGTATGTCCCTTGTAGGAAAACCCATGTTTTGGAATAACCTTTTCTACAGGCCCGGAGAGGATGCGGCGCAAGGGAGTGTTGGTGGGTTGGTGGATCGCCAATGTGGTCTGATCCAACAACAGTACATGTTTTTCAAACCCGAGGAGGAATTCAGAGAGGCTGAGGGGAATCGATGCTTCGAGATCCAATGGATTTTTGGTCGAGGGGCGATAAAAGGCGTGTTTCTTGTACACCACAGACAGGACCACATCACCAGTGTCTCTACCAGGATATTCATCCGCTTTTCCACGGATCACCAACTTGTTGCCCATGGGAATGCCCTGAGGGACAGGCACCTGGATGATTTCTTCCGAGGTGGTGGTGTCTTTTTCCGCATAGAGGAAACCACTGCCTTGACACGGGGAGCACTCGACGACGCTCTGCGTCATGATACCGATCCCCAGGCTCATTTGTTGGATACGCTGCCCCTGTCCGTTGCAAGCGGTGCACGTTTTGCTTCCATGGTATTTTTTACGGTGGATACGAAACGGCACGGTGGATCCTTTCATGACCTCTTCGAGCGTCACCTCCAACTGCATGTGGCGTCCGGGAGCTTTACGGGTGCTCGGAGAAGCCCCTCGACCCATACCCCCCATACCAGGCATATGCATACCAGGCATGCCTCCAAAGCCAGGCATGCCTCCTCCGCCCATACCCCCCATTCCGGGCATACCAAACCCAAAAAAGCTGTTGAAAATATCATGCATGTCGGGCATCTCCATATTGCTCATGTCCACGGTACCAAACTGGTCATACCGCTTTCGTTTGTCCTGGTCGGAGAGAATGGTGTAGGCCTCGCTAATTTTTTTGAATTGTTCCGGATCCCCGCCCCGATCGGGATGATATTTCATGGCCAGCTTTTTGTATGCCTTTTTAATTTCCTGAGTATCCGCTTGGCGCCCTACACCGAGCGTATCGTACAGATTTTCGGTCATTGAATTAATTTGATGGATATGGAATGTCTTTTCTACCTCCATCGACACCTGTTTAAATACCCTAAAGAAGGATGTTTGTTATAAATAAAAATTGATTTTGTCTTAAAAAAACATGCCCGTGTATTCAGAAATACACACATGAAACTCTTTGTCTATCATTGGCATGTCGCCGATGAAGCGGACGAGAACGATTCCATGGCCACCAAGATTCGAGCCTATGGCATCGATGAAAACAACCATACCGTTTGTCTGCATATACGGGGTTTCCAGCCCTGGTTCTATACAGAAATCCGTAGCGCGCTCCCATGGACCGAGTACCGCAATCTCGTCAAGAACAAGATTTTGGACCGGTACAAGGGCCCCATTATCAAACCCTTTTCTCTTTCGTACAAACAGCGCCTCTATTTTCATCACGAGGAACGAAAGCTCCCTTTTCTAAAACTGAGTTTCCCGTCTATTCAATCCAGGCGCAATGCGTACTATAAATTACAAAAATACACGACCTACGTATTGGGAAAAAAGACGGACATTTTTTGTCATGAACAGGAGGCCTCCCCCCTCCTCCAGCTGTGTTGCAAGCAAAACCTGCCCACGGCGGGATGGATGGAATTCCATGGAAAAAAACAGCCACCCCACCTCAAAATCACCCCGCTCGAGCACGAATACGTGGCCGAGTACCAGAACCTCAGTGGAGTCTCCGACGATACCATGTCCGTCCCTACCCCGACCATTTTTAGTTTTGATATCGAGGTGTATTCCACCAACCCCAAGCGCATGCCCGATGCCACGGTCGATGGAGATTGTATTTTCCAAATCTCGTGTGTGGTGGAAACACGGGACAAGGTGGAAAAACATTTGTTGACGCTTGGCAGGGTAAAACCATGGACCAAATCGGTCCAGGTCCATGTCTATGCCAGTGAAAAAGAATTGTTGCTCGGGTTTCAGGCCTTGTTGACCACCAAGAGCCCGCACGTGGTGATTGGCTACAATATCTTTGGATTCGATCTGCCCTACATGGTGGAGCGTGCCAAGAAATACGGCATCATGGACCAATTTGATATCTGGGGCATTCCCCACAAGAAACACTGCCCCGTCAAGGAAATCAAGTGGTCCAGCTCGGCCTATTCCTATCAGGAATTCCACTACCTGGATGCCGAGGGGCGTGTCTTTGTGGATTTGTTGCCCGTGGTGAAGCGCGAGTACAAGTTTAGTACCTACAAGCTGAAAACCGTGGCCACGTTTTTTCTCGGGGAAACCAAGGATCCCCTGACGCACCACGATATTTTTGATGCGTACCGGCTGGGCGTCTTGGGCGACGATACGACCAAGCTCTCGGAATGTGCCAAATACTGTGTCCAGGATTCGTACCTGGTATTACGATTGTTCCGGGTGCTGGAAACCTGGATCGGCTTGGTGGAAATGGCCAAGATTTGCAACGTCCCCATCATGTCGCTTTTTACCCAGGGTCAACAGATCAAGGTGTTTAGCCAGGTGTACCGTAAATGCATGGAGGAGGGCATCCTCGTTCAATCGTACGCGTCGCTTCCTCCCACCAAGGAATTGGAGGATGTGGATACGTATGCGGGCGCCTATGTGTTTCCACCCAAGCCCGGGGTGTATGACTGGGTCATTCCGTTTGATTTTTCGTCCCTGTATCCCACCACCATTATTGCCTACAATATCGATTATTCGACACTGGTCGTGGACAATAGCCTGCCGGATTCGGCGTGTCATATCATTGAATGGGAGGATCATATCGGGTGCGAGCACGATCCCGACAAGGCCAAGAAAGACCGGACCGTGTGCAAACACTATCGATTTCGTTTCCGAAAATCACCGATGGGTGTGATTCCCAGCCTCTTACAGGCCCTTTTGTCGCAGCGTTCCGAGACCAAGAAACGCATCAAGACACTCCAGAACGATCCTACCCTGAAAACGGTTTTGGACAAGCGCCAGCTTGCCTACAAGGTCTCGGCCAATTCCATGTACGGTGCCATGGGGGTCAAGAAGGGATACCTGCCGTTTATGCCCGGGGCCATGTCCACCACCGCCATGGGTCGAATGTCGATTCAAAAAGCGGCCGAGTATGTCAAGAAAAAACACCAGGGTCATTTGATTTATGGGGATTCGGTGGCACCCGATACCCCCTTGTGTCTCCGGTACCAGGGCTCGATTCACATGGAGAGCATTGAAGACTTTTTTGGACGGTTCGAAACCTGGGGCTATCCCCAATTCCGCGCGGGGGAGGAGTCGATGCGGTACAAGGAACAGTCTCTTCCCGGGGATGGGTACGAGATTTTGGGTGGAAAAGGGTGGACTCCGGTGCAGCGGGTGATTCGACACGAGACCGTGAAAACCATGTATCGTGTGTGCACATCGTCGGGATTGGTCGAGGTGACCGAGGATCACAGCCTGGTGCTCGCGTCTGGAGAACTGATCAAGCCGTCGGCGTTGACCACGGACCACGTGCTCCTCTGTATACCCCTGTCCGAGTCGATGAGGATCCACCAAGAATTATCGGTCCCCATGGAGGATCTCAAGCATCTGCAAATCACACCCGATGGGTTTTTACGCATGCGCGCGGGGAGTTCTCCTGTACAGTGGTCGCGTCTGGCGTGGTTTGTCCATGGCAACTGGCCCGATTTTCGGTGGGTGCGGAGAAAAGGGGAGATTTGCATCGATTGCTACAATCGAGAAGGCGTGGAAAGAGGCAAGGTGCTTTCTGTTGAAAAAACGGCATCCAATGAATGGAAAACGGTCTATGATGTGGAAACCGTCGAGGGTCGATTTCATTGTGGAATTGGGGAGCTGGTGGTGAAAAATACCGACAGTATTTATTGCCATTTTGAGACAAAACAGGATTCCGAGACCATTTGGAAACTGGCCAAGAGCGTCGAAAATGAATTTATCCGGCTTTTTCCCAAACCCATGAAACTGGTTTTTGAAGAAAAAATCTACCAAAAGTTTTTGATTCTCACCAAGAAACGGTACATGGCCTACACCTGCAATCAGGACGGTACCCTGGATAAGGATCTGACCATCCGTGGGGTGTTGCTGGCCCGACGGGATAATTGTCGATGGATCCGTGAGGTGTATGAAAACGTGGTGCGGAGCATCATGGAGGGTGCCCCTGAAAAGGAGATTCTGGATTTTGTCAACACCGCGGTGCTGGATCTGTTTCAGTGGCGTGTCCAGGGGACCGCTGATTTTGTGGTCTCCAAGCTGGTGGGAAAAGACTACAAGGTCAAGGCGCTCCCCGTGGATCCCAAGAAATTGGAGAAACGGTGCAAGGATCTCCACTTGACGCATGTTCCATCGACCCTGTCTCCCGAATCGTTGGAAAAAATCAACAAGAAACTTTCCGAGGATCCCTTGGGGGTGGTGGAACCATGGTTGATACAATATGTGGAAAAATCACAGCCGGCCCATGCCCAGCTCGCGATGCGGTTGCGTCGGCGTGGTCATCCCGTGGAAGCCGGTACACGCATCGAGTACCTGGTGCTGGATAAGGAGGATCTCAAGGCCAAGCTGAATGAAAAAATCGAGGATCCCCTTTATTATGAGACGCATTGTGATCTGTTGCGCCTGGATCGATTGTACTATATTCTTTCACTGTCCAAACCCTTGGATCAGATTCTCGAGGTGGTGTTTCGGAGAAGAGAATTTACCAAGAAACTACATAATGTGCACACGACACATAAAAAGATGATGCAGGAATTAGAGGATCAACATCGACCACTGATTCAGTTGGAAGGAGAAGACCCACCCAAGGTCAAAGCCAAACCCAAGGCCAAGTCCAAGACCAAAGCCAAACCGAAACCCAAAGTGACGGTACAGGATCTGTACGATTTATTGTAGGTTGGTCGTGGTGCTGATTGTGTTGAAAAAAATAAATATTGGAGATACATAGAGTATGTCGTGGTCCCGTTTAGAATTTGTTCATATTCCCAAGACCGGGGGGGAAGCCATTTGTGTGTCGTATCGAAATCGTCAATGGGGTCGTTATGCGAATCATGCCATTCTAAGGATGCGAATACATCGTTATCCGCTTTTCGGACAGGCAAAGCCCTGTAGTTTTTGGCATAATCATCAACTCGTAGAGGCACTCTACAAATATGCCAAAAAATTTTGCGTGATCCGCGACCCCGTAGATCGACTCTTATCTGAATACCGTTGGCAACGACTCCCCGATGACCCGAATCGTCTCAACGAGATATTGGCCCAATGGAAAACGGAAATTGAACAAAATCCCTTTTTTTCGGATAATCATTTTGCTCCGCAACATCTTTTTGCCGAGCAATGCGATCACGTCCTCTTGTTTGATTGTCTGGAACAAGAGGTTATGAACCTCGTGCAACAATATGGTATCCTTCCCCGACGTCTAGTCGTCCAACACCAAACGTCCCAAAAGTACCGCCACATTCGGAAAGACAGCATTTCACCAGAAAACATGGCGTGGATCCAATCCTATTACGCCAAGGATCGGGAATGGTATGCGCGGCTCAAGAGAGAAAGAAATTTATCCTAAAAATATACGGGTCCGTAATAAAATAATTTTCTTTTATTATCGGAAAATCCTCTGTATTTTTTTTGTATCATCATAGCAGTACACCAATTCGTTTGAAAATACTACGACACGTCCCTCGTTTCAACGGTTGTCCAGGATGATGGGGAACCACGACTCGATTTCCGTTTTTTCGGTACCAAAAATGACTGCCGTCCACACCGTCCGCTTGCCAATTTTCTTTGGTTAAAAATTGTTTCACCTCCTCGGGAAAAATATTTGCAAATCTCCTTTCTTGAATATTTTCATAAATGGTGTTGGCCTCTTTATTCAATATTTCATAGCCTTGTGGTTGGCGTGCCACAGGCTCGGCTTGAACTTGTGGACGGGCAAGTTCTATTTCTTGGACAGATTTGGTTCTTTTCCGTACCGCTTTGCCGACTTTGCTGAGTGTGGGTTCCTGTGTGTGTGGAACATAATATTCTTGTTCTGCTCTTGTCTTGGGTGATGGTGCCAACAGTGGTTCTTCCTCTTCCACTTTACGCAACGGACTCGGAGGCTTTGCCAAGGACTTTTCTACTTTATAAAGTTGTTCATATTCCTGTTCTACTTTTTTTGTATAATTTCCAAAAAAATACGTCGATTCCTTGCTACCCATTAACCTGGCCAATCGAGTTTGGCGTTTGGTTAGGACATTACTGAGGAGTAATTCTAATCCTTTTTTACTTGTTGTTTCCGTGTTTTCACGTTCAAGTATTTTTTGATCTTGTGGACCAATTGTATAACCATTTTTTAATAATACAGATCTATTGGCCCCGATATCTAGTTTTTTCTTGAGTTGTTCATGCAAAGAATTGAATTTTTTTGCTCTTTCTCCATGGCTGTATATTTGGTCCTGTTGTAATTGATTCAATTGTCGGTTCAATTCTTTTTTTTTCTTGTCCGAAATGGTGTACGAAAGTTTTTGCTTTTGTAAATCTTTGATTTTTTGTACACGTTCATAATGTTGGGTAGACAAGCTTGAAACTTTTTCCAATTCTTGTATTTCACGCCGATCAAAACCATACATATTTTCTTCCCATTGAATGGCAACAACCGACGCAAAGTAATCTTCGGATACAAGACCCAATACCCAAGCTCCGGAAGCCACACCAGCAATAATACCCCCAATACGTAATGTATTTTTCAAAAGCGGAGACATTTTTTTGTTTTCCATGTTTCTTTTTTTCTTTTGGACAAAAGAAAATTAAAACTTTTTCAGACCCAGAGGTGTTCAATCGCAAGGACGCTTTCCAAGGCTCCCTCGGTCCATCCCTGATTCTTGGAAATGCATTCCCCGACAAGAAAAATGTTGGGTTCGGGATGCTGTGCATACCGGATAAATTCGTCTCGATCGTGAAAGCGCTGATCCAGCGGTCGGTAATAATGGGTGCCTCGTTTCCAAAAGTATTGGACCGAGTCCTCGTACTTATATCCTGCGAGTTGTTGGATTTGGTCTTGGGACATGCGCATGACTGCCTCGGCCTTTTGATTGTCGGAATAGCTTACGGTACGAATCCTAGGGGAAATATAAATGCTTTTTTGGAGGGCAACGTCGTAATACGTCATGCCTTTTTGACGGTGAAGAGGATCGGCGTCGTGAGAAGAATAGGTGTACATTCTCAAAAAAGGATTGAAACCAATCTGTTGGTGGACGAGGGGAAACGGATACTGTTCGATCGACCCCGCAAAGACCAGGTTTCTGGCGTGGTAGGTTTTTGGATCGGTATGTACAAGGAAAGAATTATCGGTATCGCATTGTCGTGTATACGATTGCATCTCGGTGCGGAGACGGATCGTCGTGTGTCGGAGTAGGGACCGCAGGTAGCGGACGAGGCGATTCCAATCCACGGGGAAAATAAAATGACCGGGGACATTGTCCTCGAAACCATAATCCTCGAGCGTGTCCACGATATCCGCCTTTTCAAAATCCGTGTAGCCATTGCTGGAACAAAATTTTTGATATTCTTCTCTGGAAAAAAAAGTTTGAAAAAATTGGGCAAAATTTTGCGTGTGCCGATACTGTTGGATATGGGTTTTCTTTTTTAAAAGTTTTTTTACATAGTCGAGCGTGTACACTGGTTGAGAAAATTGGTAGCTCATGTTGGATTCTACAGGTTCTATTTTTTGGTAGTGGGCCACTAATTGGGAGAGGAGCCTATCCTTGGGATAACGTCCGACCCCGGCGCCCGTCACCACCTTGTGGGAATGAAACGTTTCCATACGGGTACGACCTCCGAGATGCGTATTTTTTTCCAAGATAAGGATTCGGGCATGGGGAAAACGGGTTTCTAAACGTACGGCCGAAAAAAGTCCCGCGACACCACCACCAATAATCAAATAATCCCACATTCTTTATAATTTAATTTAATTTTTTTTCCAGGGTCGTGCAAACGATTCCATCCTGTCCCACCACTGCTACGGAGGAATGACGTGGGGAAAGCAGTCCTGAAAAATACGTGGACGAATCCTTTTGCCATCCCTTGAAATAACGACGGCGCACATGTTCGTCCAGACACTGAATCTCGTGGACAATGGGATGACAAGGGGAAAAATCAAAAATCTCCAACCTCCCTCCCGGTTTCAACAGACGTGTCATCTCTCGGGCAAACTGTTTTTTTTTGGAAAGAAAGAGCATGCGGCCCGTGTGCACCTGGATCCTGTCAAACGAGGCGGATGGAAACGTGTCCAAGGAAACGCTACTAAATAATAAAGTGGGATGCCTCTCCTTGGCCATGGCAATCTTGGCGGGATTCGGGTCCACCCCCAAGACGTTCCATTCGGGGGAAAGGCGTTGATACAAGGCGTGGGTCGAATCCCCGTCCCCACAGTAGACATCCAGTGCATACTTGGGGTTTTTCGTGGTCGTAATGTACGTGGGTACCCACCGGATGGGATCCCCCATGTCGTCATCGAGCGTCGTGGACGTGGACATTTTCATAACCGGAATCCTAAAACCATGGACAATTACCGGTACGAGGACGAGGAAAAAAAAACGCATTTTGATTACTTGTATTGTTGTTGTTGTTGTTGTTGTTGGAAACTGTTTGGAAAGAGGTTGGAAAGAGGTGTGTTAGAAAAGAGTGGAATTGGAGAAAAAATATATTAATTTTTTTTCTAGTGCTGACGTTTTGTGTTTAAAATTACGGGGAAACCCATCAATTTTTTTTTCAGTGAAACTGTGCTTTTTCGGTGGACGTGGAAAGGGCGCGTGTGGTGGTATTCCCGAGGGCTTCGGACACCGCGTCAAAGTATGCCGTACCCACCTCTTGCTGGTGTCGTACCCCCGTGTACCCCTGGCTACCGCGTGCAAATTCCTGTTGTTGGAGTTGAGCGTACGCCGCCATGCCTTTTTCGAGGTAGCCATGGGCCAGATCAAAGCACGCGAGATTGGTCGCGTGATAGGCCGCCAGGGTAATGAATTGGAAGCGGTAGCCCATGTCCCCCAATTGTTGTTGAAACGTGTCCAACTCGGCTTCCGACAGGTGTCCCCGCCAATGAAAGCTCGGGGAGCAATTGTAGGCCAGAGGATACCCCGGAAATTGTGCGTGAATGGCGTCGGCAAATTGTTGGGCCACGGCCACATTGGGTGTCGAGGTCTCGAACCACACCATGTCGGCCACCTTGGCATACGCCAGACCACGGGCAATGCACGCCTCGATACCATTCCGGAAACGATAAAAGCCTTCGGGTGATCTTTCCTCGAGAATAAATTCCTTGTCGTACGGATCCACATTACTCGAGATCCATTGGGCCGACTCGGCATCGGTGCGGGCAATCAGCACAAAATCAGGACAATTCTCCACCGCGGCCGCCAGCCTTGCAGCGTGTAATGTTCGAAGGAATTGGGACGTCGGTACGAGGACTTTGCCACCGAGATGGCCACATTTTTTTTCCGAGGCGACCTGGTCCTCGAAATGAATACCCGCGGCACCGGCTTCGATCATCTTTCTCGTCAACTCAAACGCGTTGAGTGCACCTCCAAAACCCGCCTCCCCATCCGCAATCAACGGTACCAGATAATCGTGCGAGGGTCGAGCACCCAACATCAGGCACCCATTTCCATGATCGACCGCATCGAGATGTTGGATCTTGTCTGCACGCAAGAGGGATTGAACGATCCCATACACCACCCGGGGAACAGAATCCACGGGATAGAGAGATTGGTCGGGGTACATTTCACCACTGGTATTCGCGGCCGCTGCAACCTGCCACCCGCTCACATAGAGGGCCTGTAGACCCGCCTTGACGTACTGAATGGCCTGTTGGCCGTTGTAGGCACCCAGGGTTCGGACGACGCCATGCGCGAGGAGCGACTTTAGTTTTTGGGAGGTGTGCTTGGAATAGGTGTGGTCCACCACCAGAGAGCCCTGTAGTTTTTCTATGGTGGGCGTGCTGTGAAACGGTGTATTTCCCATGGAGATTTGTGAGGTGGAAAGAACGTCTTTAAATTTATTTTAAAAAAATTGAAGGCATTTAAAGTTTTATTTTATAGAGAATAACCCGAAACAAAACAATATCATCAGAAAAAAATGTCGAGCCTTCAGCTTACCGATATCAACAAGTTCAACACCAACAATCTCGTCTTTTCCAAGCCCGATGGCGGCAATATTGACAAGATCAAGTTCAAGAGGATCCGCGTGGCCACCCGCTACCCCGATGGCGGTGTGGGCGACCTCATTATTGCCACCCCACCCGGTCTCCACTGCTTTGGCCTCCAGGAATCCAGGGATCTCGGCAGCAACGCCATCAATGGCTACTCGCTCCCCCTGTGCCTGTGGAGCCGCAACGGTCCCACGGACGACGAAAAGAAATTTACCGACACGTTTACGGCCATTGCCGATCACTGCAAAAAGTACCTTTTGGAGCACCGCGACGAGATTGAAAAGTATGATCTCGATGCCTCTGACCTGAAAAAGTTTAATCCTCTTTTTTGGAAAATGGAAAAGGGCAAGGTTGTCGAGGGGCGCGGTCCCATGCTGTATGCCAAGGCCATTCTCAACAAGAAGCTGAACAAGATTAGCACCATCTTTGTGAATGAGGAGACCAATGAGCAGATTGATCCCTTTGAGATGATGAACAAGATCTGCAGTGTCACGGCGGCCATCAAGATTGAGAGCATCTTTATTGGGAACAAGATCTCACTCCAGGTCAAGCTGTTTGAGGTGGTGTACCGTATGCGCGAAATGTCCATGAGGGGTCTCCTTCGTCCCAATGCCCAGAAATTGGGGGCTTCCTCTTCCTTGTTAGGGAACGCGGGTGCTAGTTCGAGCAGCAGTGCACCTTCCTACGCCTTTGATGCCGCGGACGATTATGACGAGGATGCCGAGGACGAGGATAGCATTGTGCTGGAGGAGGAGGTGAATACCACCACTCTCCCTGTACAGAATGTCCCTGTAGTGGTGGACGACGACGAGGAGGAGGAGGAAGACGAGGAAGTGGTGGAAGAAGAAGAGGAAGAGGCCGAGGAGGACGAGGCCGAAGAGGAGGTAGTGGTCGAGGTGCCTCCTCCCAAGGTGGTGGAGGTGAAGCCTCCCAAGGTGGTGGAGGTGGCGCCCCCTGCTCCTGTGGCCACACCCGAGGTGGTCAAGAAAAAGACGGTGCGTACCAAGACCACTAAAAAGGCGGTGGAAGCCTAATGTGTTATATACTAGAGCACAATCTTGTATTCCAACAAATATATCCCGATGATAAAAAGAAAATTCATTGTCTGACGTAGCGGCAATACTATTTTTAAAAACTTTTCCAAAAATAAATATGCATTTTTGGAAACCGTTGGCAAGTCTTTGGACGCTGTTTACCTCTATTCCTACCAATACCGATACGAGTATCGTCCTCTCCCCAGGAACTTGTTGTCTCGCGTTCAAGATGACACAACCCGAGCGGTTCCCGGTCCCGCTTCCTCCTCATTTGGTGTTGGAAAAGGAGGACGATAATTATCTGTGGATGATTTTGTCCCGTGGCCAGCGTTTGGATGTGTGGACGCTGGCCATGGATACCAGAACACGGCAAGAAACATGGATCCATCTCGACACGCGTGATCATACACCATGGTTTGGATTTCCTCTCCCTTTTTGTTGCTGGCTTCCCCTACCCGACGAGTTGCGTGTCATGGACCGTCAGGGAAATATTCATAGAGTATCTCCCCAGCATTCTATTCAAGGACTGCCCTTGTGTATTGGGTATTTCCAAGAGGACCAATGGGCTGCATGTAGGGAATCGAGGCCCTCTTTGTCGGTCTATATACCTAGCGAGACTCGATGGTGCATGAAACCCACCTCGACGTTTGAAAAATACGCCCTCTTTAATCCCTATGTGCTCTACGATTGAAGGAGAAGGTCGACGCCCAAGACGTTTTTCAGATGGACAAGATATTGTTCCATGGTCCATTCGGGTTGTTCCTGACGCTGGCGGATCCTGTTTTTCAGACGGAGGATCCATTCCATCAATTGTTGTTTGGACGATAAGACGTCCACCACCGGAAACTCTTGGTAGTATCGACAGTAATGATCACGGCATTCATAGCACGGAATGGTGCCCTGGAGTGAATGAAAAAAATAAAGGGTGAATTCACGGGATTGTTCCTCCCGTGGATCCAAAACAACCATAATGGCATCGATGCTCACCCAAAAATGTGGACCCCACCGTACAGGGTCCACGGTGAAACTATTGTCCGTAATGATCATGAAATCTCTACGCTTGGGCAATATAAAAAAAACAATATTGATAAAAAAGAAAAAAATGTCCTATCTTCTTCTCAGTTCCGCGTACCGCGATCGATTGTTATACCCCAATCCCGCGGATTTTGTGGTTCAGTTTGGCACCATCAATAACCCCAACCAGTCCCAACTCAATGTATTTTATTCGACCAACCCCATCTCGCTGACGCTTCCCGACTATAATTTTTGTTGGACCAATTTTGCGACGCCCTATGACCCCGATTATGGCCCGTTTGTTTTCGAGACTACCATTGTGGCGGGCACGTCGACCGCGCCGTTGCTCGGAGACAATGTCAATACCGTCCTTTTGGGGATTTATCGCAAGGGGGACGTACCACCTCCCTTTGCCCTCGTCCAGCAAACCGAGAATGCCTATGGGATCCTGGCGGGATGGGTGTTGGTGGTGGGCAACCAGGGGTCGCTGTCGATCCGGGATATTCTTGATTATGACCCCGCTACGCGCATCGCGTTGCTGCGGAACCCCCTTCCCGATTTTGATGTGTCCGAGGGTCCTGTCCAAGCTTTTTTGGCCAACCTGTCCAAGACGACGAATCCCCAGTGTCCGACACCGCTCACCCCAATTTTTGCCAATGAACAGTCGGGATCCATCGTGTTTGCCAATGGATTTTTTCTCGAGCGTTCGTCCAATGTATATTTTGACTATGCCGTCTATCTCTACGACATTACCATTAACGAGGTGGCCCTCATACAAAAATATCAATCGGACCTCCAAGTCTTTACGCTCTGCAACCCCTTTTCGTGTGCATGGAGCGTCACGGACCAATACTGGGTGCTCAGCCGCAATGCCCCCATGGCCATTGGAGAGATTCAACCGATTGACTGTGAGGATAGCCACAGTCCTTTTTATAATGTTTCCTTTATCGAAGACTACACCTTTCTCGAAGCGGGTCGTGGGTACGTGCTCGGACAGCGTGTGGCGCTCATCGCCGATCCTCCCGACGATTCGAGTAGGGATCCCACCATTGCCGAGGTGGTGCGCATTGATGGTGGAGGAGGGGTGGTGGAGATTCGTCTGGTCCAGATTTCCAGGTATCCCTACCGCCTTGGTACCCGATTGGTTCTCCACGCCGAGTACATTGTCGTCCCGGCGGTGGTGGTGGTTCGAAATACCTCTCTGGTGTTTCGATGCACACTGCGTGGAGGCACCTTTCGTCCCCAGGATTTCGAGGGTAATTATTTCGTCTCGGTCCTCGCGAGTCCGCAGTATCAGTACGACCCATCGACGCGCAACGTGTACCTTTCCCCGAATGCCACCATCCCGGCACGCAATACGGCCAATGCCCCCATTGATTTATTACAATCCCAGAATCAGTGGGGTGCCACAGGGATCCGCAAGGTGGTGGTGTTGCAAGATGGCACCGTCCTCTTGTACGTCCAAAATTATTTCCAGGATCGTTTGATTCGTTTTGATATTGTCCACGAGCATCTGAGAGAACTTCCTCCTTATTTCCGGGGCTGGAATCATTTTATCATTACCCAATTTTCCTCCGAAGGCGTCGTACCCCTCAATTATACCGGCTCCCAGATCACCCAATCGCAAATGACGTGCCATGAGATGGCCGTGGTCAACCTGATTTTGCCCAACAAGATCATTAATAGTCCCCAGGGTTTGTTGACAAGTGCCTATCCCTATGTATTCCTGGAACTCAGCAATGAGACGATGCCCTCGGGACACAATCGGTCCATTATTTACTCCAACAACCCCTCGGCTGTACGGGCCACCTTTGTGTGTTCCATCAGCGACGTGAATAATCCCCAGACCACGCGTTTCATCAAAATCTCGTCGGATGGCGCCACACAGACTCTCAAATTTTCACCGTACGACAATCTCCGCGTCCGGGTCACGCTTCCCAGCGGTCAACCCTTTTTGACCGAAGAAAATGATACACTCGTGCCGTGTGAACCCGACCCCACGCTCCAACTCAGCATGGTTTTTCAGATTACGAGATTGTAAACAATATTGTTTTGGTAGGAATAAAAACAAGAGTGAATCCTCTTTTGCGTCGACAACGTTGACACACTTTTCAAAACCAAAAAAGAAAAGGTTTGGAAAAACTTTTATAAAATGTCTACTTTGTCTTGGTTTGGAACCAATCCTCCGCATCCTCCATGGCCACCTCCAGATCCATACCCAGGTACTTGATGAATGAATCATTGTCGTCGGGAATGCCCGAAGCCTTGCGCGCCTCCATGTACTTTTCACGGTACGAAGATACATACTCGGGATGGTCCTTGTCGAGCTCCTGGATGCGTTCCGTGGTGGTCTGGAAAGTATTTTTCATTTGCAAAATCTTTTTCTTGGTCTCGTGAAAGGTCCATACCAGCTGGGCCCTCTTGACATTCTCGGTAATGTACTCGTCGTACGAATCGATGGGCAGACCCTCCTTGGCCCGATTGGATTCCTCCAACAGCTTCTTTTCACGATCCTGAATATCCTCCATCTCCATTTTTTCCTGGCGCTTGCGGCTCAGAATATCCTCACTGATGAGCTCTGTCGTCTTTTTGCGGATATCAATGCTCTTGACGGATCCCGCGTATCCGTCCGACGTGGTGACGGGAAAAGGACGTCCTACAAACGCGTGAAACACGTCGTGATACGAATCCACATTCCGAATAATGAATTCGGCGCGCTCGTTCGCCTCCTCCTCGGTGCCATACACACCCCTCACCTTCATCATACCAAAAATATTATCCTTGTCCGGCGTCGCTCCGCTCGACGGAATAAACGAGACGAGGGCAATCTTTTGATTTGTCTGGGGAGGATCGGCGTAATACCGATCGACCTGAGAAAAGGTGATATCTTTGTTGAGGACATTCATGGCCTTGGGAAGTTCGTCGAGGTTGAGTGGCTCTACACGAAGCTTGGGTTTGGACATGTCGATTTTCTCACGATCTACGGGAGATACAAGAGAATGCATTGTTTATTTTTTGTTAAAGATTGTAGAATACTTAAATGGATTTTTTTTTTTCTCCTCGAGAAACAAAATGCTTTATTCCACTCTTGTCAAGGCCTATGATGTGGTCACGTTTTGCTCGGGTCCGAGGACGACTCCCCATGTTGAATCTCGGGTGAAACAGACACCGGTAGGGAACTGCTTGGTGTCGTCGACGACGACGACGAGTACACACTCAACACCCTTGCCGAGGGTTCGCGGATTTCCCCGGACCATCGCGGCAGCCAGTACGCCGGTATCAGCGGCTTGTGGCCAAAGATTTCCTTGAATTTTTTCTGGTAATACCAGGCTTCCTTGGTCGGGGGTACCTCGGGAAATCCGAGTGGGTTGGTTTCCATGTCCTTGTCTCCAACTCTTTTTTCCATCTCGGTTTGGAGGATTCGGAACCACGACTGTTGTGGGGAGGACACTCCATCGCTAAAGGCTTCTTTTTTACGCCACAGCACCGAATCCGGGAGGAGGCCAGGATAATGCGTGGCAAAGGCCTCGCGGATCAAATGTTTTTCCATGCGCTGGGTCGACGGCATCCGGGAGGCAATCGGGGTCCGCAGCATAAAATCGACCCATGCCCGGTCGAGATAGGGCACCCGGGCCTCGAGACCAAAACGACCCAGGCATCGATCCACACGCAAACCGTCGTACAAATGAATCTCTTGCAACCGGTGCACCGATTCCAAATGGGCATCGAGACGGGTAGGTGCCTGGTACCAATACAAATAACCCATGGCCACCTCGTCCGCCCCATCCCCATTCAGAATCGCCTTGAAATCCGTGGTTTCAGAAATGTGCTTGGCGAGCAGGTACTGCCCCACCGACGCACGAATCGTCGTGATATCCCACGTCTCACATGCCTCAATGACGTGATCGACCGCGTCCACTCCTTCCTGCGCCGTAAAATGAACCACGTTATGGTGGGTGCCCAGAAAACGGGCCACCTCGGCGGCGTAGACGAGATCGGTGCTTCCCTCCATGCCAATGGAAAAGGTGTGCAGATCCTGGACGCCCAATATCTTGACCATGATGGCACAGACGAGGCTGCTGTCAAGACCCCCGGACAACAAACAGGCCATGGGTCGTTCCCCGGTGCGGCGCTTGTCCACGGCCTGGATGAGCAGAGAACACAGCCTTGACGTGTCCGCGGTACGAAAAAAATCGTCGGGGTAGTCATGGTACGCGTACCATTCCGTGTGGAATTGGGCATCCACGTGCATCCACGTTCCCGGAGGAAATGGATGTGTCTCTTGGTACGGAATTCCTCGGGCGAGACTGGACAGATACACTTTTTGTTGGTCGAGATCCAAGCCATAAAAAAGCGGACGGACGCCGTAGGGATCCCTTGCCGCCACCACGTCAAGGAGGGTATCTCCCCGTAGTTTCACCAAGACAATGGCGTATTCACCGTCCAAATGTTGGAGAACGCGGGAAAAATCTCTCTCGAAATAGTCATAGAGGCGGTAAATGACTTCACAATCATTCTTGGACTGCATTGGGAGAGAAAACGTTTGGACAAGTTCCCTATAATTGTAAATTTCCCCATTGGCCAAGAGATAATAAGTATAGACCCCCTCAAAAAACACCATGGGCTGATCACCTCGAGGCGACAAATCGTGAAACGCGAGGCGGAAAAACGCCAACCAACATTGGGGATGCTCCACCACAAGGGTCTTGTCGGGACCGCGGGATTGGAGAGGCTCGGAGAAAATCTCAGAGAGAATGGGAAACGCGGCCGCCGCTCCAGGTGCATGGAAAGACGCCCAGATGCCGCACATTGTTGTTTTGTTGTTGGAAAAGAAAAAACAAAATGCCAAAACACAAAGTACTTGTACTATATATTGTATTGTATTGTATATATATAGTATAGAGAGAGAAGAAGAGAGAAATGTATTACCATCCTTTGACACCACCCCTTCTTGGTGAAATGTCCACCACACTCGTCCAACATCGGGAGGAAATCGAACAAATACTCCAGTGGATGTCGTCGTCTCTAGTAACCGTCATGATCTATGACATTGTCGCCGAACCCTCACGGACCGTTTACGATGAAATTATCACACCTCGAGAACGTGAGGACGCCACCACCTATTGTCGACAATTACAACGAGTGGTGGGGCGCGACCGCGTCCGCTGGTGTCTTTTTCACGCCATTCGTCCCGAGGATACACTGGCTTCCCTGGAAATGTGGTATGTTCAACACTATCCTGTCTTGGACATGCTCGTTCTCACCGGCAACCACTGGAATCCCCTCAAGATTGAAACGGTGGTTCCCCATTTGCTGGGGCTGGCCCTTCCTCCTCGGGACATGGGGGCCGTCCTCCTTCCCCACCGCGTGGGAGAACGAGAGAGGTGCCTCGATCGCCAGCAACGGGGCATCTCCTTTTTTGTGTCGCAGATTCAGCTCTACCCCACACCCGAATGGCAGTACTTTGTAGAGATCTTGGGTCCCTATATGTGTACCCTCACCACCGTACCCCTGTCGGCCAGGCAACTTGAATTCTTGGAAACGCTGGGTGTCTGTGTACAGGAATACACGGGTCTCGAAAAGACGTTGGAAAACAAGATACAACAGTGCCTCGAATGGTTCGGAAACGTCCCTTTTGGTTTCGACATTCTTGTGCACAAGAATCGTCGGCTTTTTTTGGAGGCCTTGATGAAAAAATAAAATGATTTAAAGAAAGTGGATATAGGTTTATATTGTAAGAGGTCTTGTCGTATAATGGTCAGTACTGTGGACTTTGAATCCACCAATCACGGTTCGATTCCGTGCAGGACCAAAAAATGAAAAAGTGATGCTCCATTGCGTTTTTTATAGTGGTTGTTGATCTTACCCCTCACCCTAGAGCTTTTTTTTCATTTTATTTCCTTTTCTACCCCTACCCTACAAGAATACAAGGATGGAGAATCTTTTGGATCTCCTCATGGATCATATCAAACCACAGGTTCAGACCCTTCATCTTGTGTACCGTGATGATGAGTCATTTGCCCTGGAACTTTGTCATCATGATGGCCGCCGCGAAATGGTCCGCGTGACCATGAAAGACATTCTCCAATGGGTCGCGGAAACAACCAAGACCAAGATCAAACGTCGGAGGGTCCTCGCACCAACAAAAACAAAAACGGTCCCCGAATTGGTCCACCTTCTTGTCCAAGAATATCCGATCCTGGAGGAGGTATGGCCGCGTATAAATATTGTAGGGGATGTGCAATCTGGCAAGAGTCGTTTCATGATGGCCGCCCTATGGATACTTACGTATCACCACGATCTTCGGTGCATCCTGGTCCTCATGAATATGGTCGAGAGCTACAATCAGGTGCTTCTTCGTGATGTGGTCCTTTTCAATCAGTGGTTGCGAGAACAGGGTGGGGAAAACTATCTGCTCCAGGTGGAGGGTCTACGTGGTCGTGGTGGTAGTACGGCCACCCAAGAAAAAAGTATTCGTCTGTGTATGGGGAATGCCGCGCAATTGACCAAGCTGGTATCGCAGGGAGGTCCTGTCGCGGTGGTGTGTGATGAAGCCGATACACTGGTCAAGCATTGGGACGCGTCCCAAGATTCCACTAAAAGCGGAGCTCTTTTCCAATCCTGCATCGCCAAGGCCAAGAGCGTGTGGTGCGTCACCGCGACACCGTTTGCTTTGTTGAATCAACTCGAGGTGGAGAGCAAGTCGTGGCGTCTGCCGATTTCCACCCTGTATCGTGGCACCCAGCATTTCAAGGTTCATCCTCTGGACAAGGAAACCACCGAAACGCTCCGCAAGGACGACAAGGCGCTGGCTTCTTTTGTCGAAAAAGTTTGTGTCGACCGGAGTGTCCGAGATCAATTACCGTACCTGGCTATTCTGGTCAATGCCCGATGGACCCAGGCCGCGCAAAAGAAATTTGCACAAACGCTTCGTGGCCGTGTCTCGTATATTCTCAATTCAGAGAGTCCGTGTTTTATCAAACGCTGCGACGAGGAGGGGAATCTTCACGGTACACCTTTCCAGACGGTTTCAGAGTTGTTTGATTCGTTGGAAGCCATGGGAGGGTACCAGGAACATATTTTGATTGCCAACCGCACCGCCAACCGCGCCGTCAGTTTTCGACCATCACCTTTGGTCGGTCATGGCGGTCTGACCGTGGAGATTTTTCTACCCCCCGACACGACACATTGTGCGTCGCTGCGTCAAGCGCTGCGCCTCAGTGGCAATTATGATCCAGACTATCCGGATCTCCATCTCTACATTTCGGAAAGCGCGTGGTTGCGTATTTTGGGGGAGGAAAAAAACATGACTCTATGGGTGGACAAGAATCGAGAATGGGGTGTCCCTAGGGAACAGATTACTGGGACTATGTTTCAATCCGTAGGTCTTCATGATCGTACCGCGGTGGATGACACGACGCTGGAACAACGGTACAAATTGTGCCACCATGATTTTGAGAGTAGGGAGGCGCTCGAATCCATGATCCCCTCCTTTCTCCAACCACTGCCCCGAGTATGGATGACCCAAGAAAATCCGACGTTGTTGACGTGCCCTGTCGACTTTGTGTATACGACCAATCGTGTGGAACAAGGACGATGGCATCAACAATTCAAGGAAGGTTTGGACGGGCGGGTACAAATTTGTTGGAATGAGCCCCGATACCGTCAACTGCATGATTTGAAACAACGTTTTGGAAATAAGCGCCGTCAGTACCTGTGCCAATACCTCGTAGGGGATGGAGTGGGGACGGAGCCCTTGTATCGCGTGGCGTGGAAACCCGAGTTTTGTGAGGATGAGTTGACGATGGATGATTCTAGATGGAAAGATGCCGTGTATTTGTACCGCACCAGTCGTGGCGCATTTCGTTTTTACCATGCCTCGTGCGAGTCCGTATCAATGGGTCAGGTAGCGCATGGTCCGCATGCATAGATGGAATTTATTTTTTTTTTTAGGAAACAAAAGAATGAAAACGCTTCATTTGGACAAGGAATATCATGTGGACATGGGGACCTTGTACGAAGAAAACTATTTTATCATCAAAGTCAAGGAAAATACCGAAGCGTTTGTAGGCCATCAGCTACTTTTTCGATTTGTGAAACATGTCGTGGATAATAAGAAATGGTTTCCCCTTTTGGAAACATGTTTTGATACCCCGCTCCTCATTAGCGATCATCGTAAAACCGCCAATGGCGTGGAAAAAGAAAGAATACCTATTCGAACAGGAATTATTGGATTTTATGATCGTTTGACCCCTCAGCAAAAAATAATGGTTGGCGCCCACAAAGCGGGACGTAGGACCGCATTTACCCGTCATTGTCCCCTGGAATGGAAACAATGTCTTCCTTTTCTTCGTCTTTTATCTCAACACTACCGCAAGACATGTCCTGTGCATTACCGGCGTCAGGAAAATGTCGCTCGAACCATTGAAAAAGATTTGCGCATTCCTCATACCGTGTTTACGACCGCAACGGTCAATCAAAATTGGAATACGCGCACACATACCGACAAGGGTGATTTTCAACACGGCATGTCCTGTATCGCCGTGTTGGGAAACGATGGGTTTCGAGGGTGCGCTCTCGGATTCCCAAAACGCAAACTACTTGTCTATATGGAACCCGGGGATGTGATTTTGATGGATTCCCACGAACCCCACTGCAATACCCCTCTTCGTCTCTTGTCCCCTCAAGGTAAGCGCTTATCACTGGTGTGCTACCTGCGTGAAGACCTTCCTCTTTTTCATACACCCAAAGTTTGTGGAGACCAGGTATTTTACGTTGCCGAAAAACTATAAGTTTTCAAAAATCTATTTTGAAAAAATTCTTTCTACATTTTTGAAAAAATATTTTTTCAAAATTCTTTCTATACATTTTGAAAAATCTATTTCTATACATTTTTGAAAATATTTTTTCAAAATTCTTTCTATACATTTTGAAAAATTCTTTCTATACATTTTTGAAAAAATTTTACAAAAAATTTTCGATACGTCCCCCCGACATTTCATAAATCTTTTTACGGCTTTGAAAATGTTTCTTGAGGATGGGATGCCGGTCCACGATATCCACAATAATGGGTTCGACATCGGGTCGTCGAAACACACGTCCGAGGTACTGCAGGAAATACTCTTCAATATCCGAGGCCAGCAACAGCATATCCAGCTTGTCGTGCGAAAACCCGGTGCCCACTTTTTGAAACGTGGCAATGAGGATACGCGCCCCGCGGTCAAACGTTGTTTCATTCTCCTTCATCATGGTGACGCTCGTTTCTCCGCGATCTTTCAATAGTTGGGCAATCGTTTGAATCTGCTGGAGGCGCTTGCTCAGAATCAGAATATTTCGATTCTTGAATCGGAGACACAGATCGGCAATGCGGGCATTGCGTTCGGGATGCGACATTTGCTTGTCAATGACCGAGTTCCAGATGATATCCCCACGCATGTCCTTGTCGTGCTCAATGTGGATATGACTATCGAGAAAATACACCGTGTGCGGTCGAAACAATTTTCTCGACACCTTGTGCAGCCCAAAATACAGCTCCAATAGCACATCAAAGCCATCGATACGAAACGGGGTGGCACTCAGTCCCATGAGATACCGTGGACAGAGATAGGAGAGGGCCTGGGATAAGACACGGGTGACCATCAAATGACATTCGTCGACAATCAACAGTCCAATCCCCAACTCTTGGTACTCTTGAAAATCGTGCTTGGTGATATTGACGGCATTAACCAGGTAGAAATCACATCCGCGTTGCAAGGCCTTGGATTTTCCCTTGATGATTTGTACCGACACCGTTTCTCCAAACCATTGACGAATGGTTTCCATCCACTGATCAATCAGCACCAGTTTGTTGACAAAAATCATGGTCCGGAATCCAATCGCCGAGGCAATCGATAATGACGTAATGGTCTTGCCACCGCCGGGATAAATGGCCATGAGACAGGATCCGGTCTTGTTGAGAAGCGCGACGCTCTCGTTGAAAATTTCCTTTTGTTCAGTCCGTAGAGACCCCTTGAATCGACTGTGAAGGGCACCGCATTCCTCTCTTGGCTTTCGGTGAGGCTTGCCAAAATACGAGACGCCCCAATGAAACGGTACCGTGACATGATCCCCTTCTCGATGCACCAGCGTCACGGTATCGGGGGGTTTCCAAAACGGCGTGGCCTTTTTGGAACGCTGCTTGGGTTGGAGTTCAATCACCAATTTTTTTTCCATCGTGTCCAAGTCCTTTTCTTGTAAAGACGACAAGGGAAGACACAGCGACATTTGGTTTTTACTTTTTTTTTTTTCAAAAAAAGAAATGGCGTGGTGTCAATTTTTTCATGGCAACAAATGAAAAAATATTTTTAAAAAGGTATAACAAAATATGCTCCGCTCGATTGATCTTTCCCACCCCAACAACGTGGCGGCTTATCTCCAACAATGTAGGCTTCCTCACGATTCTTTTACGGCCTACGTCTTGAAAAAAACGCTCCAAGAACATTATTCCAAGACCCTCCGAAACATGTCGGTCGCCCAAATTCATCAACAGGGCTATTGTCGACAATTACAAAACAAGGCCGTCATCCATCAAGCCTTGTTGGCCACTCTGTTTCCGTATGTCGAAAAAGATGTCGAGGTCATGGAATACCATCTGAACCATCCCATTTCGGCCAAGGAAATCCGGGACAAGATGGTTTCATCCACCATCCACCTTTCCAGAGTGCCCAAGGAACAAAAGGAGTTGGTGAATGCCCAGACCAACACCATGCTGGACGTGATTACGCTGCAAGACATGCCTCTTTCGGACTTTGTTCAAGTGTTGGAAACGGGCGAGCTCCTGTCAAAAGACACTTTGGAAGATTTTATTCATCGGAATACTACGACGTGGCGGGGAAAAGAAAGTGTAGGATTCAAGACGCCCGAGGGGGCCATTCTCGGCCATCTCGTGTCGTACAATTTTGATCAACAAGATTTTTTTCCTCAAAAGCCCGGCACCCTTTCCCTTTCCAGGATTCGTAATGTCGACAAGATACCTTCCCAGCTCCATCCCACCAAGGTGGTGCCTACCCATTTTTTTCGATTGCAGTACATGAACCATGTGTCGTATCTCCCGGATACGAAAGAGGGCCGTATTGTATTGGGACTATTCAAGGACGCTTTTAAAAAGGGCAATCTGTACGGTCTATCCTACTCGGGACGGGTGCGGCATGGACGTGTGCACAAGAAAACCACCCTCACGGGGTCGTCTTTTGGCTATCCCGATGAGACGTACCTACAGCGTGTGTCGGGGGAATTACGGGCGCTGGGATCGACCCCGTTTTTGTATCAATTCTCCCAGGACCCTACGTATGAACCCAAAAAAGATCCGTACCCCTACGAAAAAAGGTTTCGTATCGAATTTCACTAGTATTTTATTTTTTTTTTTGTTGAAAATAAGTAAATAAAATGACTGCAAGATATAAAATTTCCGATTCAACTTTCCCTATTAGTATTTTTTCTACGTCCTCCATCAATGCCACCAGCACCTACACCGTCAACAAAACAAAAGTGTACTACACAGACTTTAGTCAACTCTATCAATCCAACGCCTTTTCGTATACAGTAGGTACTACTACACCGGACTACAAAAACGGTTCTTTCAAAATCACCGTCTCGGGAAATAATGGAAACTCTTTCTTGGTCTATGCCATGGATTGTATCCTTTATGCACCCATAGAGTCAACCAGCGGATGGGGTGATGCTACCTGGTCAGATAATCCTACGGTGCAGTATACATACTCTAGCTGGTCAATATATGGAGAGGATAATTATGTTGGTCCTTCCATCACCAATTCCTTTGACGGTGTAGACGTGAGTGGAGTTAAATATAAATATACGACTCCCTCGGTTTTCTACATCCAACCTGGTGTCCCCAATACCCTTGATTCCGACAAATACTCGGTGCCTGTCTATAGTTTTATCGGCTCTCCTATTTTTTCGAGTGCGAATTGTACCGGTGGATGTGCAAATCAATCCTCCGCACTAATTGGTCGGCTCAATTACGACTACACCACCAACATGAATTGGATTCTCTACTATCAGATGAATCCTTCTTCCAACACTTGTTCCTACAATCCCATCAATGGAAATATGGGGTTTCCCTTTTATTATTCTTCTGCTACCAATTCATCGTTCCTATATTTTGAGGTTATTTTTGCATTGCCCATGTACGGTGGTGAATTCCTCACCAATAAATTGATTAACAGTAAAGGCCTCAATGGAAGCGCTCCGACGGCTCCCGGCTACTTAATGGCCTTTTACAAACGTAGCATTCCAGCTTGTAATACATCCCCGTATGAACCATACACAACAGATCCACCAGAAACTATTTTACAGTATTCAAATTATACAAAGTCAACGGATCCAGATGCCATTCCAGTCGGAAACTTTTTTCCAGTGATTTACGAAAGCGGTAATTTTGCGAATCAAAACACGGGCAAACTCCCCTATAATTGTTCCTTGTTGTATCTGTTGAATTACATTGGGAGTGCAGGTACTCTCTACGACACGGACTCTAAAATCTATTCCACCGTCCATGACGCCCTGGTGGGTTTGGGATGGCTCGAAAACGTGGGAACGGGAACAGGTGTGAATTTTGGAAAGGTCAAGACCGTGAATAGTGGCTCTGTGAATTTAGGAAGCGGGTGGTATTTTG